GCAGCCGGTTTTGATACGTAACCCGTCGTCGTGCCTGATGGCATAGAGCATGCGCCCTGATGAGCCGCCAGGGCCGATTTGCAATATGTTCTGGCCGTCGTGCAGATTGGCCCCGCGCAGATCGGCCTCGCGCAGATCGGCCCCGCGCAGATCGGCCTCGCTCAGATCGGCGCGGTACAGATCGGCCCCGCGCAGATTGGCATAGAGCAGATTGGCCTCGCTCAGATCGGCCCCGCGCAGATTGGCCTCGCTCAGATTGGCATAGAGCAGATTGGCCCCGCGCAGATTGGCCTCGCTCAGATCGGCCCCGCGCAGATCGGCCCCGCGCAGATTGGCCTCGCTCAGATCGGCCCCGCGCAGATTGGCCTCGCTCAGATTGGCATAGAGCAGATTGGCCCCGCTCAGATCGGCCTCGCGCAGATCGGCCCCGCGCAGATTGGCCTCGCTCAGATTGGCCTCGCTCAGATTGGCCTCGCTCAGATTGGCCTCGCTCAGATTGGCCTCACTCAGATTGGCATAGAGCAGATTGGCATAGAGCAGATTGGCCTCGCTCAGATTGGCCTCGCTCAGATCGGCGTAGCGCAGATTGGCCTCGCTCAGATTGGCCTCGCGCTCCATAACGATCTTCACTTCGTCTGCCGTCAAACTCCATTTCATGCTTTTATCTGCGGCCTGCATACGCGCGGCCTTTAGTTCGTCAAATGTGCGTGTGGTGTCAGTCATTGGGGTGATCCTCCTTCATATGGCACACGAGCGCTTGAAAATATTTCACATCATGACCATATCTATCGTTGGCATATGGATACACGTTGTCGCCTGTCGTTGGCGACACAAACGTCTTGCTCAACAGTCGCACCAGCGCGTGCCGCTCGTGCGTTGGCAGACTGCGAATATAGGCGGCGAGTTCGTCAGGTGGTGTGTGGGGCATTGGGTTAGTCCTTGCCCAGTTCTTCACTCAACCAAGCATGTAACGTTGAGAGGTATTCCCGTGCTTGGGTTGATGTTTCGGATTGTAGAGGGGCTTTGGCGCTACTGTTCAGCATATGCAATCCACCGCGTGTCATATAATAGAAAAACAGCAACGCTTCATTACGTAGGTTGACGTCATCAGAGTGCATTGCCGCGCTCCACTGTTCCAGTAATTCTTTCATGGGTTTTTCCATCGCACATCCTCTCCGGGGGCTGTTGCGCCCCCTGCCCCACCATTCATTTCTACCCTCTAAACACTTCAATTCTGGTAGTTTTTTGGGATATATCACGATAGGGTAGGTAGGTATTGACAAAAAACGCCAAAACGATTAAACTCAGTATAGACCAAAAGTTTAGTAACTGTCAAGGGTTAAATTATGTCAAAATCGCGCTGGCCGCAAACACTAATCAAAGAGCAAAAAATCATTGACAAAATCCAACGTCACCGCGCCCGATATGACGAGTCCCCGTCAGTAAAAGACATTGCCAAGACACTGCATATGTCAGATAACGGGGCACGGTATCATATCAAGCGTATGCTTGCCGAGGGCAAATTATCAGCAATTGTCATCAATGGGTACACAGTACCAAATTCGCTCAGAGTAATTGAACCTGAGGATGCTTAATCATGCCCCAAATTGACCGAACCCCTATGAGCATCGCTGCTGAACTCATTGTCTCCGTAAACGATCATCTCGACGCCGCGCAACACGCCCTCAAGCGCCTCTACGACATGAACGCCAACAAACTCTTTGGCCTATCCTGGGAGGCGTTTTGCCTCAAATATTTCGGCAAGAAACGGCAATGGCTGTACCGCCAGCTGTGGGCAGCAGAAGGGCTTGACAAACTCAAGGCGCTGAAAAATGTATCACATGTGTTACAGTCTAACGCCGCGCTGATTGCGTTCCGTGATGTGCCCGACGAATTGACACAGCAAGTCTACAACGCCGCCACGCTGCACGGCACGAACGTACTGACCGCGCCCAAGATCAAATCGGCGCTAGAATGCTTCTCCCAGACTATCGCAACGGGCGCGGTGGAACTGGCCGATGGCACACAGCAGCCGGTTGTCGAGGCAGTGGCCGAGCGGGTGCAAGCCGAGGCGCGTGAGGCGGTGCTGGCGAAACGGGATTACATTGTGGCGGGTGTCCCAGTGATGCCAATGGGCTATAGTGAGAACGGACATGCTACGGTTACGCTCGAAATCACCTGCGCAGATTGTGAACGGCTGATGACCAGTTCACCATTACGTGGCACTATCTGGATTGACCTGGAGGATCATGATGGGTGAAGCGGTGCTTCACATGGTATTTGAACCGACAAGCGCTATTCAAAACGGAGGTGAATGATGACCGTAAAAAGGGGCGGCCGGTTAACGGCTGAGGAATTGGGGAAATATGCAGTCAGTTCACGTGGCGATGTGCATACATTGCTATTGCATATCGAGGCTATCACAGCAGAGAACACGCAACTGCGGGCGGCGATTCAGCAAGCGGTTGAAGATTTGAAAACCATTAAGCCGCGCCATGAGGTGGCAAACTACCTAAAGATGGCATTGGAGGATCATGATGAATGATACAGCCGCAATGGATAACGCCCCGTTCGAATTTCCCGATGTTGACGGTTCCGACGATTTTACGCTGGGCAATTTGCTACAGTGGCGCAACGAATGGGCGCAGGAACACGAAGCCCTCAAAGCCGACAACGCGCGGTTGCTAAAAGACAATGCCTTCCTGGAAAAGGAATATCGTGTCCTTTGCGCCCGCTTACTTGGCATGGTCAAGGAGAACAATGTTCCCGACACGTCTGGCGATGTGGCAGATTGGATTGAGAGATATTTGGTACGGCTGCGGGCAGCGCTTGAAGCAATTGCCAATCTGGAAATTTACTATTTCCCACTGTCTGGTGATATAAAGCATGAACGTGATGCGTTTGCGACATGGCAAGACCTTGCCTTAACAATCGCCCGTGAAGCATTGGAGGCCAGCGCCGATGAGCCAACTTGAGCAGGCGTTTTTAACGCTCATGCGATGGAACGGTGTCAATATCCCAAAACCAGAAACACAATACCGATTTGCCAAACCACGCCGATTCCGCTTTGACTTCGCATGGCCTGAACACCGTGTTGCCGTTGAGATCGAGGGTGGTACATGGCGTAACGGACGGCACACACGCGGCGCGGGTTACGCACGGGATTGTGAGAAATACAATCTGGCCGTTGTCAACGGTTGGCGTGTGCTACGGTACACTAGCAATATGCTGTTGGATGATAGCGGCGTTCAGGTCTTCACTGATTTGCAGCGTCTATTTGATGAGAGGGAATAGATCATGGAACGGCTCTACCCATTTCGACTGGATCGCTTTTATGCCTGGACAGAACCCCACGCGCTCGGCGTTCGCCTCATCGTTCGCAGTGGCGCAAAAGAGACCAGCACGATTGAATACACGACGGTCAAGCGCACTGAGAATTTAGCCATTGAAGCCGCACGTCAACATTTCGATGGCAGAGCCAAGTCGCAGGCCCCCGCACCTCTGAAACTGATTGGGCCGCCAAAACACAAGCCGAAGCGCCGCTACAAAACGTCATCGAAGCGCACAGAATACCGCAATCCAGCGAACCAGAAGTGAGGATGAGGAGAGATAAATCATGAATGAAGAATGTGACAAATGGGAATTTAACATATGTTTTGGCGGTTGTTACGGCTTCCATATTTCCTGGTATAAAACTGGATATTTTCGCCGCTGGACATGGCGACACCCTTTTTCTATTGAACGATGGCAGTACTAATGCATGAATCGTTTGCTAATGCGCTGTGGCTGTTGTGCCTGCGACTCTGGCTACTTACGCAGTACCCTCTGTTTACCCGCATGGCTGCCCGCCTTGCCCCACGTGTGACGTATTTTCCAGATGGTTTACAGACACGCATTGTACGACACCTGACGACATGTGGACTAACCAACGAACAGATCGGCGCGATATGGGATAGTAATGGCACATGGGAGAAAATAGACTGATGACTGACAAATCATTGACCGACTGGTATCTCGATGGCTTTGAACACGGATTATATCGGGCAACTCTAGAGGAGCAACAAAACACCGTATCCAAACTAATTCAATCATATAACGAAACAGACAGGATTCCATATCATGAGACTGATGAATTGCCGCCAAAGTATAGATGGCTTTTGAGCGGTTTGATTGATGGATGGATTAAGCGAGATCAGAAGTGAGGTAGACTGATGAGCGCTCCGCTAAACATCATTTCAACACTAGCAGACTGGGACGGCAAAAGCGATGTCATCTTGGTTATAGACAATGGCGACGATACCGTATCGGCTAAGGTATGCCCCGCCGATGTCATGCACCGCATCATGGGACGATACAAGGATTTTCTCGATAACCATCAACTGGTATTTGACTCTGAGATCGAGGGGGATACCGTGTTTGTGCTGGCGCGATGGGAATAACTAACCCCTTGACACCGCGCCGGTTTGCGGTATACTGGTAGGCGAGTGATAAACGGGACTGGCAGCCCTCTAGACGACGTGGAAAAACCCATTTTTCTCAGGGTGCTTTCTGTCTTTTCCTACCCACGTCGGGACTGCCAGGAAGCCGGAAAGTATCTTGAGACAAGTGGGTTTTTGTATCCCAGGAGGAAAAGTAATGGTGAAATGCTGGCTAAATTCAAACGAAACCGATGTGGGCAACGTGAAGAAATTGCTCAAGGAATGGATACCCGGTGTTCGTGGGGTATATAAAACCATCGAACCTGGGTGTTTCCGCGTTCAGATGCGAAAGGGCGCAGACCCAATACGCCTATCTCTTTCAGAGATTAGGGTGGAGGGAAAATATTACCCACAAGACCCACCCGATATTCAGGTAGTGCGGATTTACGAGTATCGCTAATTCCATTACGGGCGCATGGTGTAATGGCAGCATCGGTCTGGTAAGTACGCCAGACGATAGGCTGAAACGGACGCGGGACGCCGTATCACGCCAGCCTATGCCCGACCAGAGTGTCGGGGGAGCGGGTTCGAGTCCCGCTGTGTCCAATCGGTTTTTAGTTTCTGAGGTGATAGCATGAGCAAATCAATGGGAGAAGGTCTCTATCCAGCAATGGTTAGAAGTCAGACGAATCTAACTGATGTTGATGTATTTCGCAATCAGTATATGAGTATCAGGGTTTGCCCAGAAGATTCAACCTATGGCTATCCTGTAGAATTGATTTACATTAATGGTAAACTCATTATCAGGGCCGATGCCGATTTTGCTGAGCATATCGAAGTGAGGCCCTGGCACAGTGATACATTGGTTCCTGAGGATCAATCATGAGCGATAATTACGACTGGGACATTGGCGACGGGATGTTATGCGAACAATGGGGCGACGATGACGTTGTGCATTTTCGCACCTCCTGGCACAATGGCGAGGAATGGGTTTGCGAGGAATGGACTGAATACAACACGCCCTACGCCAATGACAATGACATTCCCTGGGAAACCTATATCCCCGACTATTATGATGACATTCCATTCTGAGGTGACAGCATGAGTAAAAAGAAAAAGCCCTATACCTACAAACGTCGCCCCCAACCGCGCATTCTCGAAATCCTCGATGAGAAACTTCTACGCGCCTATGACTGGATACACAACGGCAAACTGATTGCCCCGGTAGAAGTCAAGCGCGTTATTGGGTTGGGTATCATCAATGAGGGCGACGACCCCAAAGCCTACTTGTATTTCAACGAATGTATCTATTATGATCCAGACTATCCAACCGTGAATCAGTACGGTTTTTTCAGACGGCAAGACTGGGACTAGTGAGGTAGTAACATGAGCGGAAAAATATCGGGACAGGTATGGGATTTTGATCTACCAACCAATGAATTGGTTGTATTGCTAGCGATGACTGACCACGCCGACCATCAGGGCGAGAATATGTATCCGAGTATGGGACTTATCGCATGGAAAACCAACTACTCTGAACGGCAGGTTAGGCGACTAATTCGTAAGCTTGTTGAGAAAAAATTGCTTGTCGTGCAAGAACGCCGGGCGGGAAAGACAACGAAGTACAAGACTGCATTTGAGAACGCGATTTTGAAGCCCGAATACAAGCCAAACACTACCCCTGACACCCGTGTCACCCCTGACACCCAGGTGTCACCCCAGGTCGGACATCTGGGTGTCCTACCTACCCCTGACACCCAGATGTCCGACGAAACGTCCTTAGAACCGTCAGTTAACCGTCAGTCTATTACGCCACCGGCAAGCGGTGACGTGGCGGCAAGCGGTGACGTGGCGGCAACCTCTTACGATGTGACAGAGGATGACATTGCGGTAACGCCTGTGGATGGGTTGCCCGATGCGACGGAAATGGAAGTTGTCGCACAAAAAGGAGTTCGGCTTAAAAGGCAGAACTTTGTTCCTGATTTACCAGATGCGCCACCAAAAAAAGAACGGCCACGTAATCCCTGGTATGATACGATTTTCGAGGTGTTTGGGTTGGCGGGTTCTTTGAACGGCAAGATGTGTAAGGTACTTCAAGGTAAATTGACGGTCAAGTCAGAGAAGGGTTGGAATGTTGAGCCGCCCCTTGACGATGTTGAGGATATACGACGGTGGGCGAAATGGTGGCGCGATCAGGGCAATAATGCCGAATTGAGTATGATGACAAGTATACCCAAAGTCCAGAGCAGTGTCATGTCCTGGATACACGCAGGCAAGCCGAACGGCAAGCCAACGCCCGCGAAAGAGATCGACACCAACGAAGACATCGAATGGGCGGACTCGGCCACGCTGTTGCAGGATACGCTTGATGAGTTGGGTAGAGGATAAGCGAGGTTCTATGATCGCAGGAGGAAAAATGGCAACAGTACGCGAACAATGGGAAGCGGAACTCGAACAAATGCGGCGCGTTCAGTCCAAGTATGGAGCGAATGTGCCCAAATATTATCCCATGTCTATCGCCCGCTATGAAGATGATTTGGCGTGGTTTGAAACCGATGAAATTCGCCCATGCTGGACAGTAACGGGTATCTGGGAAACACCCCTGATTTTCACTCAGGACGGCGAGTGGGATGACTGGGTTGATGATTTGGACGATGAATTCAAACCCGATGTAACCGTAACCGAGGGCACAATCAGCGGGCGCGATGCTGGCGATTTGCACTACTGCGAGATGTAGCTGCCAGCAATTAGTGATTCTGCAAACATAGGACAATAGACCCATGACCCAGACCACCGGCCAGCAAGTCATCGCCCACCTACAAACGCATTGCAACGCCAGAGCGGAGCGCGGCGGCAAGTGGCGCTCCAACAGTCCGTATCGCCCTGGCAGTGACAGTATGGGGTTTGTGCTAACCATCGACCCGGACGGTGAACATGGGGCGTACATCGATTTTCCAGCCGGTCAAAGCGGTTCCCTCTATGCGCTGGCCGATTACCTCAAAATCCCGACACCGCGCAAGGAGGTCACCAGCACCAAGCGCACGTATGCCAATTTGGAAGAATACGCCATTGCACACGGCGCAACGCTAGACGCCTATGAACGGGCGAAATGGTCTGAGGGTGAACGTAAAGGACGTAAGGCGCTGCTGTTCCAGACGCAGACTGGGGAACGCGCCCGGTTCATGGACGGCAACAAACCAACCTACGACTCGCCCACCGAATACGTACCATGTTGGTATGGTCTCGACAAGGCGGTAGCGCTGGCAACTGAGCAACAGCTACCCATCATTTTGTGCAATGGCGAAGCGTCGGTTGTAGCCGGGCTGCATCACGGACTGCCGGTGGCCTGCAAGACCGGCGGCGAAAGTGCGCTGACTGACTCCATGATCCAGGAACTAGACGACAAATGGACGGGTGACATTATCCTGGCTCCCGACTGCGATATGACGGGTGACAACTGGCGTAAGACGCTGCAAGCGCAACTCGGCCACCGGGCACGGGTCGCCGAACTGGGATTGACAAACGGTGGCGATTTGGCCGATTTCTGTATGTTGCATGGCGACAGGGCGTTACGGGAGTTGCAGCGTTCGGCGTTCACAGTGCCAGAACAGGACGAAGTTGATCCGCACCTGACATCCATCAGCAGCGATGCGGTGTACAGCAACATCCTCGGCAGCCTGCACGAACCCGACGGCCTGATGAGCATCGAGAACCCGTACCGCATTTTGCATCAATACGGCGGTATCGCCCATATCATCGCCCAAAACGAGATCATGGGCATTGTTGCGCCGTCGGGCGGCGGAAAAACGATTTGGATGGAAACGGGTGTGTTCAATCTCATGCAGCGTGGCGTTCACAGCATTCTCATATCCGGTGAGTGGATGGATAAACACGGGCGCAAGTTTGGCAACCGGCTCATGCAGCGTATGGGCGGCCCGACGTATAACCAGATGCAAGCGCACCAGTTGGCGTTGCGGGCGGAAGCATCGGGGCGATCCTGCAATGGCTACCAAAAATTGGATTCAGAGCAGGTGCAAAAGGCCCAGGCGATTGTGACGCAACTACGCGAAATGCCGGGGCGCAACTGTTACGGAACCGTGCCGGGGTTGTCGGCTGAGGGTATTGTAAAGGCTATCCGCAAATACTACCAAAAGATGGTAGCAGCGGGCAACAAGCCGTCGGCAGTCTGGATCGATTACGGCCAGCAACTATGGCTCGAAAATCAGGAGCGTAGCAGCCGGATGCCGCTTGACGTGGCGCTGGAAATCATCAGGGAAGTCTGCAACCAGTTGGAGTTGGCGCTGTTCGTGGCATCACAGATGAAAAAGTCCGACGCCGACAAGGTGCGCGATGGCGGCGAGTTTGAATTGAGCGCCATGCAGTGGATGTCTGAGCAGCCCTTTCAACTGCTATTGTTTGCCGTACCGCATGTGGCCGACGGTGTGCCACAGCGCGACAAAGAAGGCAATGCTTTGCTCCGTGCCAGGATCATGAAAAACAGCACTGCCGGGCCGTCGCCAGAGTTCTACGTGCCCTGGTGTCCTGAACGCCTCATGGTCTATGATGCACGGCGCAGTACGGCAGGGGCGCGGGATGCCCAGTTGACGACGCGGGTACTGCCCAACCTGCCCGCCCAGCCGCCAGCGACGGCCCAGCGCGAGCTACCGGTGACGGTGGCGAAACCAGAGAAAGGATTCGAATACTCATGAGATTTGGCGCGGTTGTCATTGATCCGCCCTGGACATATGAGGCATGGAGCGGCGCGACTGTACCTACGCGAATTGCTGAGTCTCAATATCCATTGTTGACCGATTGCAATCTCTCAGAACTACCCATTCAATCGCTACTCCTACCCGACGCTGCTGTATTCATGTGGGCCACCATGCCCAAGCTTGACGTGGCAATCGCGCTAGGGAAAGCGTGGGGGTTGACCTACAAGACCGTCGCCTTCACGTGGGTGAAAATTAACGAGTCTCACACGGGGGTCTGGTTCACACAGCCCATGTCTACCGATGTGTGGAAAATGGGACTCGGCTACTGGACACGGGGCAATGCGGAACTGGTATTGCTGTTTACCTGGGGCAGCCCGAAGCGCAAGGCAAAAGATATTTCGCAGGTGGTCGTTGCGCCAGTGACACGCCACAGTGAGAAGCCGGAAGCGGCGCAAGATCGCATTGAGCGCCTTGTCGATGGCCCGTACTGCGAACTGTTCGCGCGGCGGGTGCGGGATAACTGGTTTTGCTTGGGCAATGAGATTGACGGGTTGGATATTTTTGAGGCGATAGCGACGGTGGCAACGGAGACGAAAGCGGTGGATCATTATGAGCGTTGAGTTAGACAGTGTGCATCAGATGGATTGCTTCGACCTCATGGCGGCGCTGCCCGACGCGAGTATGGACGCGATCATCACTGACATGCCTTACGGTACGACGGCCTGCTCGTGGGATGCACGGGTTGATCTGGATCAATGGTGGAAGGCGGTCAAGCGCATACTGAAGCCACGCGGGGTATTCGTGACGACGGCAAGCCAACCGTTTACGAGTATTCTGGTGTGTAGTAATTTGGCGTGGTTTCGGTATGAGTGGGTATGGAGGAAAAACCGAGGGTCAAATTTTCTAAATGCTAAAATTGAACCAATGAAGGAACATGAAAATATTCTTGTTTTCTCAGACGGTACTCCGAATTATTATCCTATTTTAATTGGCCGAAAAGATAGGGAACGCGCTAAATATGGATACAAACCGGACAAGCGTATAGACACAGGGTATGCGTATGGTAGCGTGAATTTTCCTCACCGAAGGGCTTTTGATGTTAATTTACGTGTTCCAAGTAGCGTCTTAGAATATATTTACGAAACCGGTCTCCATCCCACCCAAAAGCCCGTCGCCCTTTACGAATATCTCATCAAAACTTACACCCAACCGGGCGAACTCATTCTCGACCCGTTCTGTGGCTCTGGCACAACTGGCGTAGCGGTGCGTAATCTCAAGCGCCATTTCATCATGGGTGATACCAGCGCCGAATACGTCGCCATCGCGCGGGATCGCTTGCGAACCAGTATCCTGGAGCCGCGCCATGTGAAGTCGGATAATGATATGACCGGATTACCCCTATTCGATTTAGCAAGCGAGGAGTCATTATGACCTACGAAAAGAACATCGCCGTCGGCATACGGCAAGCATTAGCCGACAAGGAAACCTACCGCGCACAGCTGGCGGCGGTGACGGAGCAGCGGGACGCGCTGTTCGATATAGTGTGGGCGGCGTTTTATGAAGGGCCAGAGTTTTTCACGGACGAAGAAATCGCGCTGTTGGAAGCGGTGCGCGATGAGATTAAGGGACGATAGCGGCAATGGGTGTTGGCGTTCATGACAGGTAGGGGCCACCGCGCCGTGAAAAGCGCGGGGCAGGGCGCGGAAGACGGCAGACCGCCGTCGCGGGTTTGGTGGGAAAGCGCCGAGAAAATAGTTGCATCCCGGCGCGTTTGGGTGTATACTGAATGCATACGCGGAACCGCCTCGGACGAACTCGCAAGAGGGGCAGGCGGAAAAGTTAGGGATAATCGCCCGACTGAAAAGCCCTAACACCCGGCCTACCACGTGCCGTAAACGTGGGAGCCTGAGAGGGCGATACGGGTCTACGCGTGAAAAAGCCTCGAAAGTGGGAGGGCTGTAAAGCTAGACGCTAGACCGGTAAAACGAAGCAAGCCAGAGACGCCGCCAACGTGGACTTGTCCAGGCGGCGTTTTTGGTTGACGCTTGCGTTTGGGATATATTTGGGATATTGACAGCCTGTGGTATACTGAGAGAAACAGCAACGGAGCGCCCATGAGCCAGTCAATCGAAAACCAGTTCGATCAAGTCATGCACGATGAATCCTACGGGAACGCGGACAGTCTCTTGACATCCCGGTCTAGACGGGTGAAACATTTGCTTGAAACCGCCTGCTATCTCTATCCGGGGGATTGTTTCGTGCTGGCCTGCTATGACGTGCCACGCAAGGCCCATGTGCGGGTCACGGTGGGTTGGCCTGACCAGGATGATCCTGAGTGTACCTGGCATCATTGGGGTGTCATTGAGCATGAGCGCTTGCGGGTATGTTCTGATGCGGCGCTGATGGAAATCATCACGGGAATGTTGACTCGTTTCGATCCGAACACGCCAGATGTTGAATACGAAAAGGCGCAAGAATGATAACCCGTCTGTATTATACGGTGTTCAAACGCCATATCCATGTACGCCCGGTCTATTGGGGTACAGGTTGGCAGATCAACCGGCAAAATCTCATTGAATCATTCATTCACGACCTGACGCAGTTTGGCCCATTTGTGGCGCTACGTAATGGCTATCGCACCGCCGCGCAATATTGGAGCCATTCACAGCAGTAAACATGGGAGCGCACATTGACCAATCCCAACAAATCCTACATTCCTGTCAAAGAGCGCAAGCGGTTTGGCGACATCGATAACGCTGTACCGGCCAATCTCAGGCCGCGCAATACTGAAAATCAGGCATTGCTCAAGCCGCCGCCAGCACTTACCCCGCCGCAAAAGCGCGTACTGCATTTACTCGAAGTTGCCACACAACCTCATAAGTATACATTCAAAGAGTATCCCGATAAGCCCGTCCGCGCTCTATCTGGCTTACGACTCTTGCGGTGGATTGGGCGACGAATGCAGTTGTCCGCGCCCGATGTTGACGCCATCTTAAAGAAGGTGGAAAGTATAGAGAAGCGCCGCGCCGAACTGGATTTGTAAATTCTATCTTGACAGTATCTATAAAGTTCGTGTAAACTGTATACTAGCACTCAATGTCTATCGCAACGGTTCCCTTGTGGAGCCGTTTTTTGTTGCCCGTTGCAGCTTACCCGGTTAGGGGATAAGTGGGACAGGCCCACGCATGGCGACGGGGCAGCAGTAGACTCGTATCGGTAATATCACCACGTCACCACTTCCCCCAAATGAGTGAGCGATTGGTATCACGAGATTTCATGGTGACGTGGTGTTTTCGTTGTGGAGCGCCCCGCCAGTTCCTTTTCGTTGGTATAAGGTGTTCCCCAAAGCTAAGGCTCAAACTAGCTGGCGGGGTGAAACAAAGGTGATGTGATGGCAAGAAAACGTAGGCGCTATGATGACAAATTCAGGGCGAGCGCTGTGGTGATGCTTGAGGCGCAAGGCTACCCCGATGTGAAGGGCGCTTTGAAGATTGTTGCCAATGCGCTTAATGTGCCACATCCGACTTTGCATCGCTGGTTTCACAGCAAAAACAATCCGCCGCCGTCATATCTTGTACGTGAAAAAAGACCAGAGTTGGCGATTGTGTTTGAAGACATCGCCTACAAGATGCTGGCTCATGCTCAACGGGAAGATGTCATCGAAGCCATGTCGGGGCGTGATGCGGTGATTGCCGCTGCTACGGCTACCGACAAGATGCGATTGTTGCAAGGCTTACCCACTGAGATTATCGAAGTCATTCCGGGGTTTGTGGAAGCGCTGACTTCGATTGGCAAAGACCCAAAGGAGTTCATGTCACGTGTCATTGATCGTGCCAACAGCGAACGTATCCAGTGACGTTGATGATGATGAACTCATTGATTACGGGTTAGGGGTTAGCCAGGGGGCGGGGGGTGTTCCCTATGAATTGCCGCCCATGCGTGGCGGGTGTGCGAAGATGGTACATAACCATGTGTCAGAGATCATCTTGCATGGGCCGTATGAGACGGGGAAAACTTTTGGGATGCTAGCATGGTTTCACTGGTTGATGTGCCATTACCCCAATGCTAAAGGGTTGTGGATTCGCAAGGTCTATAAAGATTTGGTCGCGTCGGCGTGCGAGACCTATGAACGCAAGGTGCTAGAGCGTGACATTGATGATCCAGCATCCCCCGTGCAAAAATATGGCGGCGAAAAGCCTGAGAAATACATGTATCGCAATGGCAGTGAGATTCTGCTCAAGGGACTGGATCGTCCCGGCAGTGTATTGTCTGCCGAGTTTGATTTTATCTACATCAATCAGGTTGAAGAGTTAGACCTCAATACCTATGAAATCCTGACGGGCCGTGCTACAGGGCGCGCGGGGAATACGGACTTTACGCAGGTGTTGGGTGACTGTAACCCCTCTTTTCCGGGCCACTGGATACAAACGCGGGCGCAAGCGGGCAAGCTGGAACTGTACCAGCAGATGCACGAACATAATCCGGCGCTCTATGACGACGCCGGTGAATTGACCGCGCAAGGCGTCAAAACCATGCGTCACCTGGATAACCTGACAGGTGTACGCTATGAGCGTGGCCGGTTGGGATTGTGGGTACAGGCCGAAGGCGCTGTATACGACAACTTCTCCCTGGAATACAACGTCACACCCGACGCTGAATACAATCCAGCATGGCATACGTTTTGGGGCTGTGATGACGGTTACGCGCATGGGGAAGGGCCGGGTACAGCAGGCTATCATCCTCGCGCGTTTTTGTTGGCGCAACAGCGTGGCGACGGTGGTTTCAATATCTTTGATGAATACTATCAAACGTTAGAACTGCCTGAAACTTCGATACGTGAATGCGTAGAGCGTGGCTATCATAAACCGCGACTCGCAATGGTAGACAGCAGCGCGGCAGAATTGCGGCGCCGCTTGGCTGATGCGGGGATTATCAATGCCGGCGCGACACACAAAATCGTTGACGGCATTAAGGTGGTACGCCGGTTTATCTGTGACGGTCAGGGTGTGCGTTTACTCAAGATACATCCGCGTTGTGTGAACCTGATACGTGAATTACAAGCCTATCGCTACGATGACCGCTCGCGTACTGTGGATGCTGGTGAGCCAAAACCGTTGAAAGTCGATGACCATTTGTGTGATGCCCTCCGCTATCTATTATGGAATTTTAGATGATAACCGAAGACCGCGTTATTGAAGTCCAACAACAACAGTCGGTAGACAAACGCCCTCGCGTCAAAGATGGCGATGTGGCGCAAACGTTATTTCTCAATACGCAATGGCGTGGCCCGCTATTGAGCGCGCCCGGTACCCGTCAACGGGAATGGGAACTCTACCAACTGGCTCATCATGACTATAACACGCTGTTTAAATCAGCCGTCACCGGCTTAACCAAGCGCATTGTCTCGACACCCTGGGAACTGAAGAACGATGCGGGCAGCGAATCGAATCGCGTACCGCTGTATCAAACGGTGTTGTGGAATAGCGATTTTGGGGCTGGTTGGGAGTCTTTCTTAAGTAAGGTCATTTGGGATTTTAGCGTATACGATGCGGGGGCCTTTGTCGAGGTGTTGGGGCCGGGCAAATCGGACACGCCGCTATTGGGTAACATCTCAGGGTTTAACGTCCTGGATAGTTTGCGTTGTTGGCCGACGGCAGACCCAGAATATCCGTGTGTGTACATGAACCAAGAGGGCGACATCTTTTTCATGCACCGTACACGGGTATACCGTTTGGTGGATATGCCGCAAAGTTTTATCAACAGCCATGCCTATGGACAATGCGCGTTATCGCGCTGTGTTGCTCCGGTATGGCGTGACGTGCTGATGAATCGTTATGTTGAGCAAATGCTTGATGACAACGCGCCGCCTGGATTGATGATCTTCAAAAACCTCAATGAGGTAACATTCCAGGAGGCCATTGGCCGCCTCGACAAAGAACAGCAGACCGATTTTGGCGGCAAATGGGGGCGTACTGTCCGATTGTATGGACTCCATGCGGATACCACACCAGAGATTACCAGTGTACCGTATTCCACGCCGCCGGAAAAATTCGATTACACCGCCTACAAAGAACTGAACGTCAAAGAGATTGCACTCGGTATTGGCCTGGATATTCAAGATATGTGGGAATTGACCGGAAACACACTTGGTTCTGGTACGCAATCTGAAGTGCTGGCGCAAAAGTCCAAAGGGCGAGCGTTAGGCTATCTCTACAAAACGCTGGAACGGATGATTAATCAGGCGTTGCCGCGCGAATTGCAATTCGAGTTCCAATGGCGCGACGAAGAAGAAGACCAGCAACAAGCGGACATGGCGGCAACATGGACACAGACCGTACTGTCGTTGGCAGACGAGTTGAGTGCCGATGAGCGGCGGCGGTTGCTTGCAAATCAGGTAGAGGCGGTTCGTGATGTTATCACCGACGAATCGGGTGATGTGATTCGTGTGGCCGATGCTGACCCGAAGACGCCAGAGCAGGCGCGTCCACAGCTAACAGCCGCGCCACAGCAGCCCCAACAAGCCATTGTTGACGACACCGACGAAGCGGCCAAGATGTTGGTGGCAACTCAGAGCGCCTTTAAAGCGCAGTTCCTCAATTTGGTGGGCGAAATACAGACACGCTCTTTATCACGGGCCGTTGCCGCGCCCGCGTTCCGATTGGTATTGGTTGAGGCCGGGTCTGAAGCGCTCTTGGACGGCCTTGAGGCGGGTGGGGCGGAGCGACAACTCAACGATGACCACCGCGCCATGATTGCTATCTGGCGGGCCAAACAGCGGCCTTTTATTCGCAAGTTCATGGATGAGATATTTAGCAAAGCCATGTCGCTCGCGCTGTTGCAACGCCGTGCCGATCTCTGGATTGCCAACTCCGTAAACCCGCTGTACTACGAAGGACTGGCGTATGCCGCCGCCAACAAGCGCTATCTGTGGGTTGTCAATGTCCTGGCCGAACATTGTAAATCCTGTTTGAAGCTCAACGGCCAGATACACCGCATGAAAGATTACATCAAAGCGGGGTTTTTGCCACAAGCGAAAAAACTTATTTGTAATGGTGGTTGTAAATGCCACCTGGAACCAACAGATGCCCCAGCGCGTGGGCGCTTCCGTGCGGTGCGGTTTGTGAGGCGGAAACATGCCTGAATCCATTGGAACCAAATCCCTGATTATCAAGGCCGGTGAACGCCGGTTTATGCTGCTCATTGCCAGCAACAGCTACCAGGATAGAGAAGACGAGATTGTCAAAGAGAAGGCACTCAAAGCCTATGTTGACCATTTCGAGCCAACGCCACATTTGTTCTGGCATGGGGGCGATCCTATTGGCGAGATTATTGCCGCAGAAATGCACGGCCCGTTTTTGTTGGAAGTCAGCCGGGAATTACCTGACGCACGAATTAATCTGGCGCGTGGGGAAGAGCCGGATATTTGGGTCAGTCGTAAAGCCGTCTGGGATGCCATTGAAAAGAATACCATCCCCTGGGGTGCAAGTATTGGATTTTATTACCAGAAAGGTGACGAACAGGACGGCGCGTTCAGTGCCATCCTGAAGAAAGAAACGTCAACACTGCCGCTTGAAGATGCGGCAAACGGCATAACGTTAAGCAATGTGATAGGAGGAGAACCTATGAGCAATGCCGTCAAGACGAAACGCCGCAGCGTTATGGAAATTCTGGGTCTGAAAACAGACACAGCAAAAGCCATCGATGCGGCATTGGAAGACGTGCGCGACAAGCTGGATAGCGAAGGCGTGGCGCGTAAAGAGTTTGACCACAAACGGGTCAAAGGATTGGTGGAAGATTTGCAGGCGCGTATTGTCGAACTGCTGTCTGAAATCACCGATGACGAAGGCAAGCGCGATGCAATCTCGAATACGATCATTTCGGAATTGATGGGTACGGCTACTGAAGTTGTCGAAGAATTGCCAATGGAAGAAATGGCCGACACCGAAGATGACGACGCGTCGCCTATCCCGCTTGAGGAAATGCGCGAACTGACCGAAACCGTAAAGGCGTTGGCGCTGGACAATGCCGCCCGTGAAGAGGAAATGAACGAAGTGGCGAAAGCGACCATTGAAGCGTTGACCATCCTCAAGGAACTGGCTCCGTTGACCGAAAACGCAAAAGAGATCGTGGGCGTTGTGGAGCGTATGGCAGCCCTTGAAAAGCAACTTGGCGAAACGCCGCGTTCGGTTGCCAGCAAGCCGAAATTCACCATCAAGGATATCGAAGATGCTAAAAAATCTCTCGAAGATGGTGGTGAACCACAAAAAACCGTTTTGGGCGTCAGGGTAAAGGAGTAGGCGCATGGCTGACAAACAATACACGATTGAAGAATTGAAAGAACTGCGCGATGCGATGGGACTGGCTGAAAAGCACGACCCGGCCAGTACGACGCTCTATACGCCGACGTTGCAAGGCCCGTTCCAGGGCAGTACGACACAATTCGGGTTGTTCACCTATCCCGGTGTACGGCCAGAGCGCTACAGTGCAATGGCGCGGCCTTATTCGTTTGCTCAGGCGTTGGGCGCTCCGACGGCCAGTCAGTTTTATGAAGAACTGCTGTCTGTGCTCTTGGGGCAAACGGAAGCCAGCGGAACGAACGCGGAAACATGGTGTGATAATCCGCCGGAAGTCGGTAACGCCAAAGAATGTAAACAGGCGTTCTACTGGGGGCAGTATTTTGTCAAAACGCAACTGAATGCCGTGCCAGAAATCGGGCAACTGCGTAATCGGTCTGATGTTCCCGGTTCTGTGATGCCGGGGTTCAGTAATCCTGAAATGCGGAATCCGTTAATCCCGGATTTATTCTATCGCCTTGTGGATACACGCGATCAATTGGCCTACGAACTGTGGAAAATTGGCGTCGAGTTTGAACGCACAATCGATGTTGTGGGTGTGGCTGGCGACAATTCGCAGGCCTATACCGCCACTGAACACGGCTGGACATCCGAGTTTACCGGCATCGACAGCATGATTAAGACGGGTTATACCGATGTGAAAACCTCGCAGACGTGCGCGGCAATGGATAGCGTGGTTATCACCTTTGGGGCGGACGTAGGAGCAACCATCCCCAGCGAACCCGCTGCCAGTGCCCGCAACATCACGATTGCTATCACCGAATTGGTACGCGCTGTTCGCAATCGTGCTCGCAAGATGGGTTATGGGGCAAACGTATCCTGGTATTTCTTGATGCGTGAGGAGGCGTTCCATCGCGTTGTCGAAGAATATGCTTGCAACTATGCCAGTTACCGGTGCTCCGGTTCCGGCGCAAACAATCTGGTAACGATGGCAACCGAAACCCAAAAACTGATGCTGGATATGATCGCGGGCCAATACCTCCTGGTTGACGGTGTGGCCTATCCGGTGGTCTTCTCAGAGGGCATTCCGCAAACCAACGCAGCGGGCACATTCACCAGTGACATCTATCTGGTGCCCGACACCTGGAACGGTCAGAAATTGACCTACCTTCAGTATTTCCCGATGGATAATCAGTATGCCACGCAGTTCCGAGGGTTTGCCGATTCGGATGATATCACCATTCTGAATAACGGCCTCTGGATTGCAGGCGTCAACAGTACCGGCCTCTGTAAAGAATACGAGTTCGGTTGCAAGATGCGGTTGATTATGGAAACGCCGTTCCTGGCTGGTCGCTTGGATAACGTGTCCTACTACTTCACGACTGAAATCCGCAACGCGCTGCCGGGTAGCAGTTTCTACGCGAACGGCCCTGGTAATACGGTCTACAAACCGTAGTCTTGTTGTTGGGTTGAAACTGTGCTATACTGAGGTGGGTTGTCGTTGCGCCCACCTCAGCCAGTTGAAGCCGTTCGCGGTGCGGAAACACCCAACGGCTCTACGCCTAACAGGAGGCATAGCCTTATGAATGATAACACAAACACCCTCTATATGATCGTGCGCTATAATGTTTTGAATCGCAAGTGCGGTATTCAAAGCATACGTGATTATTGTTTTCTCAATGATGTGGAATATTCCGAGCGTGAACATTGGGGATTATTAAATTCAACTTTTCATATTACTTTTCGTGGTAGCAATGCGGCTTTACGGGAAATCCATGATGCTTTTGTCGGAACAACATCCTCTATCTGGAGTAATTGGCCCGGCGCAACACGACATGAGGGAACCGGCGACACATGAATGATAACACAGAATGCCTATTCCCGTATGAGCATGAATGCAACCCGGCGCGATTGTTTGAGGCGATTCGGCGGGGTGAGTCGTTGAAGGTTCAGCGTACCCGGACAGCAGAATTCACACGTTATTCTTTCTATGCAGATAAGGGTACATTGCTCTATATTTCCCCATTGGGTCTAGCATGGAACTATCAACAACAGCAGATGGATACCATATTATCAGCCTTGCGACAAAGCGGATATACATCTCAGGAGATAATAGACACTCCTGATGATATGAGCATCTTATTTCATACTGACCGCTCTGACTTGGATTTAATATGAAAGCCACAATCATTATTCCGTGTGCTCCACACCATGAATCCCTGCTACCCCGTGCGGTAAAGGCTGTTGAAAATCAGACTGTGCCTACCAAAGCGCTCACGATGCTGGACACGGATAAGCGCGGGCCAGGATGGATTCGCAACGAACTATTGAAACAGGTAGACACGGAATATGTAGGGTTCTGCGACGCCGATGACTGGCTAGAGCCGGACTTCGTAGAGTCCTGTATCCCAACCGTGCGGCAAGGTGTCTATGCGTACACGGATTGGTGGCTTGAGGATCGCCACCGTGAGGCCACCGATTACCCCTGGCTCCATGAAGACGATTGGCATCTTATCAATGTGCTGCTTCTGACTATCGACGCGCGGCGCATTGGCCCGTTTGACCATACGCTGGCCGCAATGGAAGATACCGATTGGTTTCTCAAGGCGGCGCTTTATGACATTTGCGGCCAGCGTGTTGCCAAACCGCTGGTGCATTACACCAAAAATGGGCAACGCTCCCAACAGGCTATTCAATGGGGGCAGATGAATAATGTCAAGTTACAGCTTAGGGAAAGGTACGCATACAAAATGGGTTGCTGTGGACACCAGTCGCCGGAGGTTGCTATTCCACAAGGGGAGCGTCAACCGGGCGATGTATTGGCAATGGCGCGATGGAAGGGCAATCATGTGGTGCGGGGCAAAGCCACAGGCCGCCGTTACCCCCGTATGAGTTGGCCCAAAACTGCCTATGTTGATCCACGTGACATCGAGCGTGACCCGCGCTCCTGGCGTGCTGTCGAGAAGATGCAGGTGGCTAAGCCCGACAATGGCAACGGCCAGAAGACGGGCGTTGCAGCGCTGGCTGATGCAGTGATACAGTCGGGGATTATCAACCCGCCGCCGAAAGTGGAGAGTACGCCGATAGAGGGCTATACGCTCATGAATGAAACCGTACTTGCTAATCCTTACACGCCGACACTGGCCGATGCGATAGCGCCCGATTATGCGCGGTTGGTAGAGTTGGGGAGGGTATTATATGTGGACCGGTGAACTTGAACCCGATATGTATACTGAAATTGAAGAACTTGAGAAACGTATTCAAGAATTTGAGACTGAACGCAACGCCATGATTGAATTGCTTGTCACTGCATTGCAAGCAAACCCCTGGTTGGGTAAATATGCCTTCTGGCCTACGGATTGTTATTGTACTTATTGTGGTGTAGAGGGGGATAGCGAGCATAAGCGGGATTGCTTACTCAACCGGATAGAAACTTTTTTTGAGGCGCATAACATCCCGCTGCCCGACAGTGAAGCACGGCGGAAACAGCAGATGCAACAGGATATTAATAGCTTTCTTGCGATATATCCAAACGCCGAATGGGGTCCGGGGCACATTGTTTTGAGCGATGACAATTTTGATGAACATCACATCAAATGGTGTTTGGACGAAGGGGAAAAGAGCTTAAGGCTTTCACCGAAAGACTTGCGTGAAAAATATCCAAACTGTGCGCGTGGGGACATCATTTCAACGCTTAAGTTTCTGGGACAATTCTTGGTGGATTATTATGCAGACTGACATCACGCTTTCAATTTGTTCTGGAACCATCAACCGGCTTGCGGGTCTCAAGCGTATGGTGGAGTCGGTACGCCAAACCGTACCGTCAACCATACGTTATGAATTTGTACTGGCCGACAACGGCTCAACAGATGGTACGCCGGAGTGGATTGAAGCACAGTCGGATTGTCGACTCATTCAAATGGGAAAGGCAGTCGGGGGTGTTAAGGCACTGACCGAGGCCGGACACGCGGCAAAGGGGAAATACACCCTCATTGCAACCGATGATTGCGCATTCCCGCCATATGCCATTGTACGTGCCATATCCTACTTGGAGACCCATCTTGAATGTGGGGCTATTCAATTTGAGGATCGCTGGTTAGATGGATATGACCAGCAAAATGTTTGGGGGCCTGATGGTCAGTTAATGCAGGTCAATTATCCACAAACATCGATGCTGCGTACATGGCTGGGCAATGCCTGTGATTGGTGGGGCGGGCGTGGCAAGATGACCGATTGTTGGACGTATGCCGGGGACAATGCGTTAGGCTATGAAATTTATATGCGTGGGTATACGGTGGACAAAGTGCCCGGTGTCGAGAACGTCGCCTACGTGGTCAAAGACGACACGTTTCATTACCAGCGCAGTGTGAATCTGAAAGATAGACAAACCCGTGTGCGTGAATATGGCAACCCGAATCAACCTAAACCAGAGGTGCGCTATCCGGGTAGCCCTCAAGTCCCGAATCCACATGACGAAGAACTTCGCATTCTATTTGTGAATGATTACATTCGGCGTGTGCCCCACTGGGAGACAGCAAAACCGGCGTTTAAGAATGCGGTGGCCGATTGTGGAATTGTCTGGGAACATCTCTACAAAGACGATGATCAGATTGTTCACAAGCTGACACGCGCATCATGGGCGTTACAGCCCCATTTGATTCTGTCTAACATCCATGATCCCCACTTGCTGACACCCGATGAAATCAACCGGATACGCCGCGCCGCGCCGGGCGCAATCTGGCTCAATTGGATTGGGGATGTCTGGCCGCGCTACCATACCGAATCACCCTGGCGTGAGGTATGGGCGGGAATGGATGGGTTATTGGTTGTCAATGCGGATATGGTAGACGCCTGTAAACAGGTTGGCATCCATGCGTATTATTGGCAGTCTGGCCCAGAGGAATATGAGAATTACCCCGTGATGCCCGCGCATGATGTGGTATTCCAGGGTAACTTGCACCGCCGCGCCGCGCAATGTGGACACCGGACAAAGCTGGCTGATGCGTTACATGACCTACGCGCCGAAAATATTGACGTGGGGATTTATTGCGAACAACAGAATGATCCCCGTGCCACTGGTAACACGTTCTGGCACTTTGACCAGACGCAGAGCTTGAATCATAATGCCAAACTAGTGATTTCCGATAACGAATTTTGTGCAACAGGCTATGTCAGCAAGCGGTTTTTTGACATCCTCATTGCCAATGGTGGAATGATCTTGCATCAGAAAACGAAGGGTTTTAGTAAGTTGATGGGTCTTCGCAAGGGCGTTCATTATGACACGTGGGACAATTACGACGACCTGAAACAGAAAATCCGCTATTGGCTAAAGCCAGAGCATGAGGCCAAACGCAAGAAAATCGCCAGCCAAGCGCATAAGCTGTGTATGAAGCGGCATACTTACCCGGCGCGTATGCGGCAATTATTGACTGATGTCGTTGCGCGATTGGAAAAGGATAAAAGCGCATGAAGCCGAATGCTGACGAACTGTTGTCTGAAATGCGAGAAGGCGCGACATTAAAATCACATTGGGTAGGGGGTTCGTGGACTAAAAAAATCCGCTATCAGCTAAAGCGAACGAATGGCGAGGTTATCCCTGTACAGTGGAGCGCTATTGCTGTTTTGATAAAGCGGAAACATTTAAAAGTATGGCCGCGCGTCGGCGGCATTGAGGAATTTGTTCTAAGAGAGGATTTCTCATGAATATACTCGTAACCGGTGGCGCGGGGTTTATCGGTGGGCATCTGGTCAAACAGCTAACCGACAACCCGGATAATCAGGTGCATATCGTTGATGATCTGAGTAGCAATCCAGTTCCCGTTGAAGTGTTGCTCAATGATTTAAATCACCCCGCCAATCTGACCTATGAAATCGCGCCCATTGATACATGGCTTGCCAATCGGCCTGAGGCCAAATGGGACATCATCTATCATCTGGCCGCGCCGGTTGGCCCTGCCGGAGTTTTGCAACATGGCGGTGTCATGGCGCATCATATCTTGCATGATACAATGGCGCTTATTGATCTTGCTAAACGCTGTGAATGCCGGTTGATCGATGTCAGTACATCTGAGATTTATGGCGGGGGCAAGGCGGGATATTGCAGTGAGACCATGCCACGCATGATCCAGGCGGAAACCACCATACGACTTGAGTATGCCGTCGGCAAACTGGCAGCGGAAACCGCACTCATCAATCAATGTCGCCTGCACGGGCTTGATGCCGTGATTATTCGCCCGTTCAATGTCTCAGGCCCGCGCCAGTCGGGTAAAGGCGGTTTTGTGTTGCCGCGTTTTGTGGCGCAAGCGATGACGGGGCTACCGTTAACAGTGTTTGGTGACGGCACACAGATTCGAGCCTTTACTCACGTGTACGACATCGTAGACGGAATTATCCAGGCCGCGCAATGCGGGAAGACGGGAACAGCCTACAACATTGGCAATCCCGATAACAAAACCACCATCAATCATTTGGCACAGACGGTCATTGAAATTGTTGGACATGGTGAGATAAGCCACGTTGATCCAGTCACCATTTACGGGCCGCATTACACGGAAGCTGCCGATAAGTACCCCGACGCCAACCGCGCCATGTCGGAACTAGGATGGCAACCGCAGTTCACTATCTCCGAAACGGTACGCAGTGTTTACAATTACATGACATTCAGTGAACCGCCCATCTTTCGAGAATTAGCCGGGATCGAGGTACAACATCCGGTATGGGAAAAGAACGGCAACCATTCGACCTGGAACATTGATCGGATATGGAGTCCCTTCATTGACAGCACTTGACCTCATTGTCCTGTCTGTTGCCACGTGGCGCATTAGCCACATGCTGGTAACGGAAACCGGGCCACTCGATATGCTGACCAAACTAAGGTCGCTCAAAATGGGCGGCCTTTTTGATTGTATCTATTGTACGTCGGTATGGATTGGCTTCTTTGCTATGCTGCTGTGGCTCTGGGATTTGGATTTACTTTTGTATCCGTTTGCCTTTTCAGGTTTGGGAATGCTGCTACGGAGTTACACAGGGGCGGGCCTCAATGATTAGCCAAGAGATTGTCATTACGGTTACAGAAGATAAACCACGTGTGCGACGGGATACGGTCTCACAGTTACAGCGCTGGCAGGCACAAACGCGAGCGACATTGCAGACACAGCCCGGAAGTCCGAAATATCCTATTCGGTGGACATCGGAGCGCCAGCGTAAATTTGTTATGGCGAAATTGCGACGTGAGGGGAACTTGCCGTATCGTCGTACTGGCAAACTGGTGGCACAGTGGGCAGTCGATGTCGATATTGACCAGATTACCCGCCGGGAACGCTTCTTTATCGCGCTGCTCAATTTTCTGGCAAAAGTGACAGCCGCTACCGCGCCCACGCCCCCCGCGTCAGATGTAATCGTAAGGATTGCGAACCCGTCACCTGTTGAGCAATATGTGACGGGTATCCATCAACAGGGTTTTCACAAAGACACGGGTTGGTATCAATCGGGTGTGGTGTTGGATACTGCTGTGCAACAGGTGGAAGGGATATTGACCGATCTATGACCAATTATTGCACACTAGACGATGCCAAGCGCGAACTGAAAGCCGAGACTGCACTTGATGACGCGAAACTACGTCGGTTCATTCAGCAGGTGAGTGCTCGTATTGACAGCACCATGAACCTGCCCAAAAAGCGGCCTTACTTCGCACCTTATATCGAACAACGCACGTTTCCACTGACGACAGACCGCATCAGTACAGCGTTCAATACCTTTCTATTGCGTATGCCGATTTTGGATGTGACCGCCGTTGTCAAGCAAACAACCGCGCTCACCAGCGCAACAGAATTGTATACCCTCGACAACGAAGTGGCAACGATGCTCTGGTTATCGAACAGTGCCTATGATTGGTATCCAACACAATCTACACTCAAGCAACAACTTTACGTGACGGGTATCTGGGGGTATCACGATGACTACGATAACGCATGGGAATCCGTAGACACCGTACAAGACGTTGGGGGTATCAATGCCAGTGTCACCAGTATCACGGTTGCTGATGCTGATGGTGCAGACTTAGACGGCTTTACGCCGCGTTTCTCACCGGGACATATGCTCCAAATCGGCACGGAATGGTTAGATGTAACCGCCGTCAATACGACAACTAACGTGTTGACCGTGCGTAGGGGTGTCAATGGTTCCACAGCGGCGGCTCATACCAACGGCGCGGCCATTGCCACGTTCCGGGTAGACGAGCGTATTCGGCGGGTTACAGCGCGACAGGCGGCATTGCTCTATACCCGTATGGGGGCGTTCCAGGTGGAAACCTTAGACGGCGTTGGCATCATTACCTACCCACAGGATTTATTAACAGAATTACTGAACGTGTTAACGGAGTTCAGTTATGTCCAGTAATTACCTGCAAGATATGCTGGCGCGATTCGCGGCAATGGAGGAGGAGGCGGTATCCGGGTGTGATGCTGCCCCATACTGGCCGTATCAGCAAGGGGCATTCCCGTACTGGTCAAACCGCTTAGGCACAATGACGCTCAATGATAGTGAATTCGGTGAAGACATTCAGCAATACATACATCAGGTGTTGGCCCGGTTTGTGATTGCTCATCTTGAAAGTGGTTATCATGGCGAGAACGCCGACAAACTAGTTGATTGGCTTGGTGATATACAAACCTATTTTCGTACTCACCCGATGCTCACAACCGACGCGGGTAGTTACACCGCCCCCCCGGATTTTTTACATTATGAAATGCGTATGGTATCGCATACCGGGCTGGTGGTGTTTCAGAACGCCGGTATTGGATCGAATCAATTAGGAGTTGAGTTCACTTTTGAACTGCCCTACATGAGAAGTGTCTACTAGCCTATAGGAGTGTAAAACATGGCTAAAACTACAATTGCGGCGGGCTTCCGTGACCTCTTTTACGGGGTAGTGGATAGCGATGGTTACTTTATCGGCGGCACAGCAACGGCTCCCACAGCAGGCGATCAAGATGGTAGTGGTATGATCCGACTTAATGGAGCACGCACGCTACCCCTGAATATCCCGGAACCTGATATTCAGGTGGTGACTGGTGACGACGAACCTATGGTGTCCTTTGAGTTTGACAGTGAAAACCTGCCTTCAGGCGCTTTTGAAATGGCGGCGCGTGACAACACCTTCGAGGCATTGATTCAGGGCACGAGTGTCAATGTATTGAGCAGTGATGCGGAAGTGTCGGTGCTTGATCCCAAAGACCGGGCCAGTCAGACAATGTGTTTACTCTTGTCTCGCCGCGCAAAGTCCTGGCAAATCGGGACGCGCGGTGTGGCGCGTTGGGAGTCACTGTTTGTACCACGATGTACCATTAAACCATTGGGCGCAAGTATTGAACAACGCACTCATACACCGTATCAGTATTCTATCAATGCATCGCGTTCAGATCGTACCGGGTGGTCAACAGTCAGTGAAACCAATCATGGCACAACCGCAGCGTCTATTTTCCCGATTGATTCTGACAACCCTTTGCATATGCAGCGGTTCACCGGGGATAATGCTGAAACGGTTTTTAATCTGGATTATACGGCGGTGTCAGGCGCAAAGTGTTACGTGTTTGTCAATGATGTTCAACAAACCATCACCACTGAATACGCGGTATCAGGGAAAACATTGACTTTCGTGGCAGCGCCAGCTACCGACGCGGTAATTGTGGTGCTCTATGAAGTGGCGGAAGCGGATTTGAGCTAACATGAAGATCAAACCGTTTACCCCGGCCATCCGAATGCAGCGCACGGCTATTCTGCGGAAAAGTCAACCCTGGTTTGCCGATGTTGCAGTAGAATACGGCGTGACTGACGATGAAATCTATCTGGCATTGTTGGACTTTGCTTCGGTGTCCTTGCGTGTGAATGGGCACAAGAAAAAGCTCGATTTTGACTTGATTGTGCCCTCAGATACGCCTGATGTAGTGCGTGACAAATTCGTAGCCTATCTGAATACGACAACCACAGGGGCGGTCTATGACATTGAACGCGCGATGCGAGAATACGATGCGCCGGTTGATCCGGCTTTAGCCCCCGATATGGAACCCGACGACCCGGAAGCATAACGCGGCGGCGTGAGTTCCAAGCGGCAATTCGCGCCCGTATGGCGGGTACTACGCCGCCGCCAGATGCCACCGGTCTAGGTTTTCATCATGACACATTCTTGGTCGAATTGGCCGTGTTTGGCGTCGAGGCGTGGCATGTATTGCCGTTCGCTGGCGGTCTGTTTGACCAACCGGAAAGCCTCATTTTCGATATGGTGCGTTGGCAAAATGAAAATCGACGTGTCAATGACCCTGACAACCCGACGTTGTATACCGATCCAGATGCCTATGAAGAGCAACCCGACACTGAGGTTAAACGCCTGAGTCTATAACCATGCCTGAATCTGAAATTCTTGTCAAATACCGCACAGATAAACCGACGCTTGACGCAACACTTAAGGCAGGCGAAGAAGTTACCGCTTCACAGCGGGAACTTTTGGAAATGGAAAAACGCCTGGCTAAAGTTGATGCTGAAAAACAAGCGCGCGTTTTTGAACTGACTACAGCCGCACTAGAACAACTCAAGTTAGAAATGAAAGGACTTGAGGGTGAAGAACTCGCAAAGGCTCAGATTCAGGCATTAGCCTATGAATCGGAACTTCAAAAAGTTCTGATAAAGCTGCAAAAACAAAAGGTAGCAGAGGAGGCGGCGGCAAATGCATTAGAAGACAAAGCCAAAGCTGCTAAAGAGTATAAAACTGCCACCCAGCAATTGACCGGTGAACTGGGTAAAATTCGGCGTCAAGATGCCATTGAGCAGTTAGCGCGAGACGCTGCTAAATTGGCTGAAGAAACGAAAGATGCTGAAAAAGCCGCCAAAAAACTAGCGAAACAATTAGAGCGCGTTGGCGCGACGGAAGATGAAATAAAATCCGCCGCATCCCAGTTTGCGCGTTTTCGTACGGGACGTGGCGGGGTATCGGGCACTGAAATTGCCGGGGATGTGGCTGGACGTAGCGCCCAAATACGCGGCGCGTTTGATGTCTTTGCCGGTGGACAGTTAGGCGCGGTTGGCGGGTTATTGGAAGGTGTCGAGGCGGTTGCCGATTTGCGCGAAGCGATGCCGTTGTTGGCACAGAACGCCAAAGACGCGGTGTCGGGCCTGTCGGGCGCGGGTGGATTGACGGGGGCACTCTCTGGGCTTGTTGGTGGTGCGGGCACAGCAGCGTTAGCGCTCGGCATTGGCGCGGCGGCAATTGGCGGCGTGGTAATTGCCATGAACGCCCTGAGCAAGGAGTCTGAGAAACAAGCCAAACTCCTGGCCTCTACGGTTGAGGCCACGCGCGATGTCAACCAACAAATCGTCGCTGGATTGACCAGTGAAGACGCGCAACAGCGGCTAGAGGAACTCAACGCCTTACGTGAAAAAGAAAAAGACATCTATGACGAACTCAAAGCCGGGCAAGATGAACTCAATGACAAGCTCGGCGTCACGCGTGATGTTGTGGGACTGGTTAACAAACAAATTCCCCAACTCAATGAGGATATCAAAAACAGTGAAACCCTCATGCAGTCCTATGACGCCGAGATTGAAGCGCTCAACGAAGCATTGACTAATGGCGCATTGGAAGCCAATGATGCTGCTCAAAAAAGTGTTGAACAATCGCTGCAATTGGCTGAAGTCGAAGCCATCTTAGCTGCCGCAAGAGCGGAGGCAACTGGAAAAACCCGTGAAGTTATAGCCATTGAAGAGGCCTTAGCAAGTGGCCTTTTATCTGCCGAACAAGCCGCCGAAGCTGAAAAATTCTTGGCTTCTGAACGTGAAAAGGCCACTAAACAAACGGATGAATTGGGGGAAGCACAAAAAGAACAGCAACGCGCCATTGAAGAACAGCAGCGCAAAGCCGAGCAAGCCGCCCAACGCGCCGCACAAGCGCATACTACCTATGCCAATGCCATTGATGATGCGGGCCGGGCCGCACGGCAGGCCGCGCAAGACACGAAGACCAAGCTGGTAGACAGCCTCAAGGATTTGTCTACCGGGTATCAGCGCCAACTCATTGATGACGCGCTGGCGCAACGTGAAGACCTGTATGATCTGCAACAGGAGCAGTTTAGCGACGAACAGCGGGCCTATCGCGATCAAGCGAGAGCCGTGCGCGATCTCATCAAACAGGCCAGCCGTTCGCAAGAGGATTTGCTTGCCGAACGTGATTTTCTGTCGTTGGATCAACTGGCGAAACAGACAGAACGTGAATTAGATGACCAGAAGCAGGCCGCCAAAGATGAAGGTCGAGAACGCGATATCAGCAACCGTGAAGCGCTGCGTGATATGCAACTTCAGAATGCGCGGTTACGCCGTGAGCGGCAAACCGATTACACCCGCCAAAGCATTGATCAGCGCACCGCTGCCAACCGCGAATTGCGGGATATTCAGACGGCCAAACAACGGCAATTAGAGCAAGCACGTGTGGCATTGCGGCGCGAATTGGAAATCGCCAATGCCGGTAAAAAGGCGTTGCTAAATGTGGAACGGGCGTTGTGGAAAGAACGCGCTGCGATTGCAGCGGGGCAAGGTAGCGCGGGGAATGGGGGCAGTTCTGGCCCCTCGAAAGCCGCTGGTATGCAAACGGAGTTGTTCGCAGAATTGGCCCGGATTGGAATTGGTTGATGGCAACGATTACACCCAACACCCAAATTGCCGCCGGGCATAATAACGCCGCTGGATTGACGCGGTTTGACGCGATTGTCGATGGCAACGGTGTCAAGTTCGTTATGCCACGTACCGTACCATATCACGAAGAGGGCGAGATGCTCTTCGGGCCAAATGGCGTGGCGGTGTATGATGGCTTCCAGCGTCAGGATTTTGAATTTCGTATTATGACGGTAGCGCAATATGAATTGCTGCGCGCCACCTATACGGGTTTTGTCACAGTCAAGACGACGCTCAACAGCGGCAGCAGCTATGCCAATTACAATGCAGTAGCGTGGCTTGACCCAAAGACGGCAGCGGATTATATTCCAAATGCTATTGTTACGATGTATGCCCCAGGTTTTACCGGGCCAGCCTATGACAATGTGCGGTTACATATCACGCGCCTTGAAGCGCTGTAAAAGTGTGGTATACTGTAAATAGGTTGCGCCCGATCATCCGGGCGCATGAGACACAGGAGTGATGTTCCCATGTCCCAGAAACATGATACCACAGAAATTGATCTAACTAAAATCGCCCTGAAAATCGCAGACTATGAATTGGTAGCACAAATCATTGTCGATTGGTTGTTTGAAACCCATCAGACAATGTGTGGGCGCGGGTTAGTGCGGTGGCATTTGCAAAAGAAGGGAATAGACTTAAAATCCTATTTAACCCTCCATGAATTAATACATGATGTGTTGAATAATCCTGACTGGGACATTGCCTATCGGGCATATATGGAACGGGGCAAGGCGTTGCAAGATGAGTGACCAGCCGCATTATCCTATTGGTGATGACACACCCAATGACGAATTATTTACAACTGTTCATGGTATGCCACGCGAACAAGCTATCGCGCAACTTAAGCGCCTCATTTGTGATACGGAATCTATAATACAGCAAGCCGAACCATTTCTAGATCATCCTATCAACATGCACCATAGGTTGAATTTGGCACAAGTTCAGATTGAATTTGTCGAACAGTTAATTTTCTTGCGTTATGCTGCCGACGAGACCCCGCGCCCGCGTTTGCTTACTGCCAACAAGATACACCCTACTGAGGTTGCCATGTGCTTGCGGGATGTATTGGCAGACTGTGAGGCGGTGCAAGATGAGTGAACAAACGCGTCGCAAATTGAATCAAATCGCCAAAGCCTATCAGCAACGCAAATATGATGAGGCGTTTGCAATGGAGCAAGCTTATCGAGAGGCGGGGTATATCCCCGCATGGTTGGCACAAATCAACAGCCAGTTGCGCAAGCAAGAGCAAAAATGCGAAACCGCCCACTGAGGCGGTTTTTTAATGGAGTCTGAATGCCCTTCCCATCAACGCTATCCGCTGGACAATTAACCCAGGTTAGACAACCGAGTCAAGCATTTATTCAGCTTCTATTGCTGTGTCCCAATGACGTAGTATTCCAGACACAACCCGCCGCTGTAGTAGACGGCTCCACGTCGTTCGCAGAATTTGAATGGTCGGGCACAGACCAGGGCGCGTATACCGACGTACTGCAAGGCATGACGGTGCTCATCAGCAGCACGTCAGATTACCGTACCACAACGTTTGTGCGAGGCCGTGTCCGCAAGGCTCCCACCGCTACAACGTTCTACATCAACGAAATAGACTATGATCTCGCCGTCACTGACTACGTGACCGTTATCTATGATTTCGACATTCACGAACGCCTGGAACGGCGTACAGCGGCGGACGTGGCGTATAAGGACTGGGATTTAACATTTAAAGCCCTGCCGCCGATTATCACTGGCTTACAGTCGGTGTATGTGGATACCAGCGGCGCTGCAACGGTGACATTTGATTTCAGCGCCGTCGTTGACATTACAGCATCGGGGGCGAGTGAGGGGACATGGACATGGGACGCAGACGACGGCACGATCAACAGCGGCGGTACAACGGCAACACCCAATATTACCTTTCCTGGCTATGCGACCAATGAGCATCGGTGGGTAGTTGCCACGCACGAAGATGACAACAATGTCTCAAATTACTTTGCCTTCGAGGTTTACACCATCTCGTTAACGGACACGTCTAGCAACGTTGTCGCGTTAAATAGTGGCGATGTCAACATTACGGCATCCACAATGGACGGCTACAACGCTACTGTTCGCGCATGGGACGGGGTTGATACGGTGTTGGATCGAACGCGCTGCGCGATTGTTTCGGTAGACAATTACGGCGGTACAGCAACGCCTATCACGCAAAATGTCTCATTTGTGGGACGGTTGCGTATGGAAGATAGCCCGACGCGCGGTGATGAACGCTATGCAGTGCTCAAAGACACCACGTTTACCATAGAGGGATTCGCCACGCAGTTAGGCCACTTGAACGGCCCGGCGCTCTATCTGGTTACTGATAGCGCCGCCAGTGCATGGGGTGAGATTACCAACCTCACACTGAAGCGCACCATCGTCTATTTGCTGGCGTGGCATTCAACATTTCTCACAGTATCTGGATTGACGTTTGGCGCAGACAGTGACGACTACCGTTTCAACGCCTTGACCATTCACGAGTCATCACTTCTGGAATGGGTCAACGATGTGGGGGGTAGCCAGAATGCCGCGCTTGAATTTGCCGCCGACGGGCAATCCACCATTCAACGCCACGCCAGTATTGCAGGAGCGGGCGGGTTGGATACCATCATGACACTCGCTGTTGATGACGGTAGCGGCGCGTGGGATATGCGCGATCTGAGCATCAACTGGGAATATATCGAGACCCACGCGCAAGCGATTGCTGGCGGGGGAACCTACAATACGACGCTGAATAGGGTTATTGCCTATCGGGGACGTGCCCCGGCGATGGCGTTTTCGCCCGGTTGGGAAACGGCCACCATTAACGGGCAAATTCTCAAGGTCAATCTTTCCGACGCCGATGCGAAAGCCGAGATGGGGTTACGGGTTGCTAACACGCTGGCCTATGTCAACCCCAAAACCAGGATTACTGTTACATTGCGCGGGGGACTTTACTGGATTGTGCCCTCGACATGGCAACTCTATGCTTTTGATATTACGGCTACTGACAACACGCGCGGGCGCACATTCACCAGTGCAGACAAATTCCTATGCATTGACACGGCCTACGCCTACAACGCCGAAACGGGAACCTACGAAGTCACGGCTACGTTTGAAGCGGTTACAGAAGGTGGCTATTTCTCTAATCTGGTGACGATCATCCCCGACGTGAATCAGTTGGGCTACCCAGATTTGCCGCCTCTGAGTGCGGGCAATGAACCGCTAGACCCGCTGGTGAATTATCCGGTTGATGACCCTGACTATGAATTACCGGGCGGCGGCGGTGGGTATAACCAACCGGGGCCGGTGCAGCCTGAGCCAGCCGTTGGGTGTCAGGTTTTGAATGTATCTATGAGAACGGGCAATGTAGTTACCACCAACGGCCTCTCCACATTTGGCAATACGTATGCGGTCAGCGTCGAAGGCGATGCGAAGATCGCTGATGTGGATTGGTGGGCTGAATGTGATTTCACCCAGTCCGCCTGCGGATTTGCGGCTAGTACGCCCTGGTGGTCAGAGCCAGCCAGTGGCATCTGGTCATCTGGGATTGGCTGGGTGCATGATGACAAATTAGACGGCTCCAACAATGTGCGCTCTGTCAATATTGGATTAGCCATTGACAGCACCGTAATTTCAAGCGCTATCATGACCTATGATTTTACCAAAGGGTCATTTGTTAATCCCGCGTTGGCAGCGGTGCGTGATATCGCGCGCGGGGGGGCTATTGCGTTTAGTGCCATGTCGAATGGCAATGACCAAACCTATAATTATGGTGGCAATGCCAACCCGCGAACGGATTTAACATTGTTTGTGCGCTGTCATTTGAACACCAGTAGTTACAGTGGTGCGGCTACCGTGACAAAATTCTACATCACGGGGACAGGCACGATACCCACCCAACTTGCTGCCAATGCCACCAACTACGGGACGGGCGCGGGTGTGAGAGGCGATGCGTTTTATACCAATTATCAAGAGGGCGGCGAACCCGTCCTATACACAGGCACATATGGGTTTGTCGTTGATGGTAGCAAGCCGGGCAGTATCCCAACCTACAGCCCGAATCACCAGTATATCTTTTTCCACACGGGAACCGGTGCACCGATTGGGTTCAAATACAATGACAATGACCACACCGACAATGACAACCGAAATCTGGTAGTCAACATCTGTGGCGATGGAATGACCCAATCTTAGGGGGTTTTTGTTGTCGATTTTGGGTGTAGGGTGGAGGTAACGAAAGGAGTAGAACATGAAGCGCAATACGTTACCTATCGTCGGGATACTGGTTATTGTCACGCTGTTTACCACCTACTACTACATCAACGATGTTCTGGCCGTGTGTCATCAGACATGCTATTCCTGGCACATTAAAACTGTCACCCAAACGTTTACGTCACCATTTCAATATCGCATCCTTGTACCCTATGCGGTGGAATCATTGACACCATTACACACACTGGTCAGCTATTTGCAGGCGTATACGGTAGCGCACCTTGTCGTCTTTGGCGTCATGTATGGTATGCTGTTCAACTGGCTGCAAGCGGTACACGATACGTCACGGGCGCTGCTCGGTGTTGCGATCATGGCCGTTACGATGTCGCTGATATTCCGCCACTCCTACAATGGGGCGATCTATACCCCCGTTGAGGTCTGTTTTATGGCGTGGGGATTGTGGACACTGTGGCGTTTGCCGTCACGTCCCAAGTCGATGGCATGGTTGTTTGGATTATTGGTGTTAGCGGCGAGCCTAAACAGAGCAACCGGATTGTTGCTGCCGGTAGCCTATGTCGCTATGTATGGCATCAATCGGCGCAACTGGAAAACGGTTGTGTGCTATCTGGCGTTATCATTGGCGGTTTATTTCGGTTTACGATGGATCATTGGCCCGGCGCGTATGGCAACGCCACCAGAGCGCGCTTTATCACGTTCACTCACGGTATTCCTTGATGACGCATTGATTAACAATGCCATGCTATTACCGTTGTGGTTGCTGATGATTGTCGGCGCGGTCCATCGGAATATTCCGCGCCGTATTAAACGGCTCATCTGGTTGGTTCCGGCCTATGGTATGGTAGCGTTCTATTTTGGACAGTGGAATGAAATTCGATTGTGGTTAACGGTGTTTCCGATTGCCATTCCGCTTTTACTGACTGGATTGCCTGATACTATGATAACATCGCAACGCGCCGCTACTGACTGACCAGCAACACAACCCATCAATCCTAAGCCCGCCATTGTGCGGGTTTTTTCGTGTGGAGTTCTATGAGCACAACCGCTAAGCGACAACGCACTAAACAATACGTTTACTGGAAAATTCGGCAAGAAACCACAACTTATGTGTTGGGTAATGGTAACGGTGTTGTGCAGTCTCCACCGAGTCACTACTGGGGACGGCGACCGCAAGGGACAGATGAGCAAGGGAATACCGCCTATGGTGCACCGATTCGTCTTCGCTATACGGGCAACGGTGCACCTCCAGAACAGCCCGGTATTGAAGTCGAGGTTTATCGTCACCCTAAAGACGGCGTGTTAACAATCAAAGAACTCACGCCAGACTATTGTGAGCGTGTTGATGTAGACAGTACGGCATTCAATCCCAATGCCAAGCGCTCTAAATGGGTGTATCTAAAGTGGGTTGCGCGGGGGTTATCGGCGGCAGTTGGTTGGGCTGGCGAACTCAGTACGAAAATCACGCGCCGGGAAATTCCGTTCTTTGCTGACGACGCCGGTATCATCACGCACGAAACGCAGGGCACAGCCGCCGCCGCCAGCAAGCCTGATTTGGCGTCCTACATCCCCGCCGCCGGATATCATTGTTATGCGGTACATTTTTGGGACACCTATCTGCAAACAAATGCGGTCTACGCCAGCACCGCGCAGGTTATCACTACCGATCTCGATGATACCGACATACAAGAATGTTTCGACCAACTGCCTCACAACGAATTTACACCGCTGAAGCTGTACACGCTGGCCGACAATCAGGCGTCGATAGATGTCAATGATGAAACGTTGGATTTGCGGCAATTCCTGAACGCGCCGCGCGTCTATGGCTTCCCGAATCCGATTGCAGCGGGGCAGGCGATTTTGATACGGGATACACACCAGCAAATCACCTTTGATTTAACCGTACAGGGTGAATTTACTGTACAGGGAGAATGGACGAATTTATGAGCGCTACATCGCGTTTGCCTGCTTTGGCCCTGGTTGCAACTACAGAATTAGAAATCACCGCCGGGGGTGCAATTACCGTTACGGGGTTTTTCCACACGGTTGCGGCCAATGGCGGCGGTGCTGATAATCTCGATACCATCACCAACGGCTATACAACCTTGTCACTTGACGGCACGGATTATCACCCATTTGTTTATCTCAAGGGCAAGTCGGGTGATACTATTACAGTAAGGCACGGTCAGGATAACATTGACCTGCCCGATGATACCGATTTTGTATTGGCAACCGACGCCTGGACGGTGTTTATATGGGATGGTAGCAATTACACAACGACTAAAGCAGCAAAGGCGGCTATCTCTGATGGTGAGGCCAATACCGCCAGCAACGTCGGTACGGCGGGTGTGGGCGTCTTTAAACAGAAAACCGGTGTGGATTTAGAGTTCAAGAAAATCAACGCCGGCAGCGCCAAAATTACCGTTACGGACGATGTGGGCGATGACGAAGTAGACATTGATTTAGGCTCAGTCGATTTTTCCGATCTCAACACCAAAACACATACCCACGCGGACGCTGCTAACGGCGGAACACTCAACGCTTCTGTAATTGCAGCGGGTACTCTCACACACGAACGCGGTGGCCTCGAAGCTGATGTAAGTGCTGCCAATGGTATTCCGCTCATTACCGGTGGTGCTACATCCATTCTCACGACAATTACTCATGAGCGTGGCGGATTAGAAGCCGATGTGAATGCTTATGATGGCCTTATTCATATTACGGGGGGCGCAACATCCAATGTCAAAACCAATTGGACAGCTAATGTTGCTCCCGATGCGGATAACGATATTGATGAGGGATATGTTGTCGGGTCACGGTGGATTGATGTAACAGCCGATAAAGAATATGTCTGCCTCGATAATACGGACGGCGCGGCGGTGTGGACAGAAACCACCAGTGCCGGGGGGTCTAGTATATCCTATGCCATCCTGCGCGATGAAAAGGCGACAACCACAGACGGCGGGGGATGTGCGGCAACAACATGGAATAATCGCGATGTCAATACAGAGGTTTATGATCCTGATAACATTGTCACCATTGCGGCCAACCAATTCACGCCTATCGCTGGCGATTTTATCATTACTGTTTTTGCCCCCTGTCATCAGGGAGACGAAAACCGATTACGTCTCTATAATGTCACTGGCACGGCCTCAGTTGATGAAGGTTTAAATACCAAATCTTCATCAGCCGGGGCGACGACTTCAACCGCTGTACTGTGTACAAAATTTACAGCTAATGGTACAGATGCGTATCGCATTGACCATTACACCGTAACGGTACGCGCTAATGACGGACTTGGCTTGGCCGTCGGTGATGGTACAAACGAAGTCTATATGACCATTCGCTTGGAGAAAATCTAAATGGCAACACAACAAGAACTCGATGCGTTAACCGCAAATTGGTCGCTGGTAATCAAAGAAATCTATCCTGATATTGGTGTCATTGTCAAAGGTGATCCAGGGAGTATTGCATCGCTGTTGTCGGTGTGGAGTACGGGCGATCCGACATATGATGAACCTACCGAACCTGAACTTCTCTCAGCGTTAGCAACCGTGTTAGACGCGGTGGCTAGTCAAGAGATGGTTGAAGTGGTACAATCGGGGGCATGTGATGATTTTACGGCATTGCCTGGGTGGGCATCATGGACGGGGGCGGAAGCTGAAACATGGATCGAAAACAATGTTACTGATTTAGCCAGTGCGAAGACGGCACTCAAGGCAATGGCGAAAGCGATTATGTATTTACGCAATCACATTTGTCCTGATTTACAGGGCAATTAACCCAACGCGACAGTACCCGCGTCAAGGGGAGGCGGGCACTGTCTAAGTGTCACAGATAGGAGGCTATCGTATGACACCTGAAATCAGTATAACACAGGACACCTCGCTATGAATGATGACAACACAACCCAGAAGGTCGAACTGGATTCGGCTGTTGTAGCAGTGATTCAGGCGGAAGTGTCCGTAGCGGTGCAACCGTTTATGGCGCGTATGGAAGAAATTGCCCAGGATGTAAAATCGGCACTATCTGACCATGAAAAGCGGCTTGAGGATACCCCAACAAAAACAGGGGTTCAGGATTTGGTGAGGGAAACTATTGCCAAACAGATGAGGCCGTTTTTCGAAAATATCAATACCAAAATTGACGCTCTCACAACGACACTAACCACCAAATTCGAGGGTATTGAAAAGATGGCCGAGCACAATCGCACTGATATTGTTGCGCTGGAACGGCAGGACGATACCCTGCTGGAAAAGGTAGCGATTGCCCATGCAGAAGGCACAGCGGCGTTACAATTCAGTAAACAGTTGAGGGTTGACATCATGGGCACAAATGACCCTAACGCCCCTACATCGGTGGTAGATCGTATCACCGATGCCATCTCAACGATGCAATTGGACATCAAGACGACGCTGGATCGCATTGCTGGCAACCAGATACGTCATCACGAACGCCTTGAAATTCTGGAAAGTGACCATCGCCAACGGCAGCGCCGTAAACAATTTTGGGCCAGCCTGGTTGAAACAGGTAAAAAGTACGACGGTCTTTCAGCAAAGGCCAAACTTATTGGCATAGGATTGTCGGGCATTGCCGGTGCGTTCATTCAATTTCTTATTGAGCATCTCTAGGAGTCCACATGAAACGTATTATGCTAATTACGCTCATGCTGCTGATAGCAGCGTGTACGGGCGATCCCACCGTTACTCCCACACCGTCACCGACGCCAACACCAGACCCGACGGTCATCTATTTTGAGCCGGTCAATCCCAATAGTGACCTGTCTGCACCGTTTCATATGCAGCATGTTTCGGCCTCAATAGAGGGCAATGATCCGCGCGATGTGGTTGTGCCAGCGGGGTATGTCTACGCCGGACAAACCGCTAAAGGGACAGCCCCCCACATCCTGAATGTTGGCGAAACGGGTGATTTTATTTTCGAGGTCGATAACATCGGGCGACCATTAGACGGCGACGGTTATGCTGTTGAATATCGATCTGGGTTCGGTTACGATATCGCCACCGAGTCGATGTACTGGCTACCCGCTGGCCGCTATGTTTACCTGCTCAAGCTCGACTGGATTGATCTAGCGCCGCTGCCCACAGCGCAGGCGGCTAGTCTGCCGGAGTACGTCGCATCGGGGGTGTGGTATGACTGGAACATCTCGGCCTATGCCTATTTCCAGACCTCAGATGGCCGTAGTGCCAGCACCTATTCTGTGCCGTTCCCGCGCTATGGACAAAACGTAGAATTGTTGCTAGGTGTTATCCAGAATGATGTTGGAACGCTCCTGCTCGATAGCTTCCGCGTTGACATCATTCATCGCACCATTGGCGGGTCATTCGTTCTGACCGATATCGAATTACAGCGCGTGCCCGATGACTACGGCGACGACGTAGTTATCCCGTTGACACGCCATAGTAACGCTGTTCTGACAATTGAAACTGAGAGTGAGGAAAGTATGGAAATCATTGAATTTCTGGAAGCACTATTCGCGTTGCCGGGTGTGTCAGCAGTGGCCTATACCGGCAGTCTGATTATTTTGCTGGTCGAATTGTGGAAGCGGTTCGTGGCGGGGTATCTGCCCGAAAAATTACGTCCCAGTCCGCAAGTCCTGGCCGTTGTCTTGGTGGCCTTCTTCTTCGCCGCGCATGGGCTGGCGGTGGAACTAGAATACGACAGTGCTTTGCGTGAAGTTGTGGAGTTCGTTACCAAATTGGTTGATCTGGTCGGCCCGTACATCTTCGGTGGCACGATTGCAAACGTGGCCGTTGCGTTGGGATACAACAAGGCTCGCGCGATGGGTACACCGGGTTTTGGGCACAAGCGCCATCTGCTATAACCCCCACCTCTTGCCCACTTCGCACGGCGCGGTATGGAGTTTGACCCCTCTCCTCTTACCGCGCCGCTTTTTGATTCACGCTGTCTTCTAGAAACTGGTCGATCAACCATTCAATCGCACGATTAATTGGCACATAAGCGGTATGATAGCGTTCGATCTCGCCACGCTGCTCTAGTTTTTCCGCCAGAAGCCGCGCCTTTTCGCTGTGTTCTTCGGATAACTGGATACGTGCAGGCTTTCGCATATGATCCTCATTTCGGATGAGAGGCGGCTGTGACGCCGCCCCTGCTAATGATAGGAAATGGCCTAGCTCAAATGGTCAGGGTCTTCTTCGTCTTCGATCAGTTCCGCAATTTGCTCGCCATCTTCGTAGATACCATCTGGGCGGGTCTCAAAATTGCCGGAGGGATTCAATTCCTGATAATCCCCAATGGTCACTGCCACCGCATCACCGTACCGGTCACTGACATTGATGTAGTTCATTTCGTTTCTCCTATATCCTATCGTTGACTCTAATATACCACACATATGTACATATGTCAAGCAATTGGTCATGAATTCACCCCCTAATAATTGGGGGGTTCATTTCTGGCATACCCCCTCCCGCCACGAAAACGGCTATTTCCGGCGATTTGGGCGCAATCCGGTATCCCGCGTCATACGCAAGAAAAAAGCCCCTTAGCGGGGCTTGGCTGCTGCGCGCTGGCTGGCGGCTAGTGAACGTTGACGCCGGTTTTGCGCTGTGCATCGCGGTAATCCAGGACGAACCGATCTTCAAGCCATTTCTGCGTGGCGCGGTCAAACCCGGCTTGTGCAGCCTCGATGTGCATGGCGTCAAGTTCCTTGTCGCGGTTGTCGCGATTGGACGCATATTCATCGCGCGTCATCTCACCGCGATCCAGTAGATCAACCAGTTGGGTGATTTTCCAGACGATGGTACGGTAGCGGGTCAGTAATTCGCGTTCCTGTTCGGTCAACTCGGCATAGTCTATCATGTCAATCCTCAGTCACTACTCAACTCTACGATAGTCCTATTATATGCGAGTAGCGCGCACTGTTGCGTAGAGGATTTATGAAGAGTGTGCATAATCATCGTTATCGCAAGCTACGCCTATGGCTCATAATAATCTAGGTCGCCAGCTTCTCGCCCGGTGATTGTGCCCTCGGTCACGGTGATTGACTCGCGCCATTCCTCATCAATATCGAGAGTATCGAGCCAGTCGTTCCACGCGCCATCCTCAACATAAATCACCGGACGGTCAAACAGGTTCTCAACAGTCCAGCATGGCCGCACTTCATTGGTTTCGTACCATTCAACCTCTACCTCAAGCTCTGTTAGTCGCTGGCGATTGTATGGTGGCAGTTGACCGTTTTTTTCCATCCACTGCCGGAGTCTCTCAATTTCCTCTTGTACCCATTCAAGCATCGTCGGCATGTCTCACCTCCTATGTTTGTAGAATCGCTAGTCTCAATTCACGGATACCTCGGCGGCTTGACGCGGCAATCTGGCGGCAATACGTCAACATCGATCCAGCCCCACCAAGACCACGCCAGAGGTTCAGTTGCCAGCGCAATTTCACGCATACCCGCTACCGCGTCATACCCTGACCGAAACAGTACATCTATCCCCGCGTCAATCGTGCCAATTCGCGCTGTATGCGTGGGTGTGAGATACAGGCCCGTCGTCTCTAAAACCCGCGCCCATGAATGCGGTACACAGATGATTTCAGGCGTCGGCGTCGGCTCTGGCGCGGTGCAGGCGGCGAGTAGGATGAGTGCGAGTAGGGTTAGGCGGGTCATTGTAGACCATTCATGTCGAGTTCGTTTTCTATGAAATTCTCGAATGGTTTTGGTTTGCGCCGCATTGGTCTCTCAACTATTGGCGTCAATATACTTCGACACATAAACCCCGACCTCAACACCAGTTTGTAATATTCTTGCATCGCGCAATACCAACATTTCCCGTCATCGTCTAGAATATGCTCACACTTATCGCATTGGTTATTGTATTCCATCGTCCTAGCCTCCTGTGGTTACTGGTCGATAGCCCGATATCACTACTAAAACGGGATGTCATCAAGCGTTTGGAGCTTACTCTCTAATTCAGCTACCTTACGCTTGTATCCTGTAATATCCTGCTCCAGATAGCGTAAAACCTGCCCAGGGTATTCGTATGGGCCATCACATTCAACCATTTTCCATACAGCCTGAACAAAGTCGCGATACTGCGCTTTCCAGAAATCCACTTCACATTTTGCGGATTCGTCTGAAGATAGCGAATCAGGATCAATCTCTCGATTGCATCGAGCGCAATAGATTGTATCCCCGCGTTCCTCAACGCTGTATGCAGTTCTTAGGTCTCTTTCGAGGCATGTACAATACATTGATCTAGCTCCTTCACTACGTCTCACCGTATGCCCGATATTCGTACAGGGCCGCTTGCCCATCCTTCGTATACCAAACGTTATACGTATACCTGCTCCAATCACCGGTTGGCCCAGATATGTTATAACGTTTTTTGTGGCAATCGCAGTATGGAATCGATGGCGACCACACCTTGCCGCATACTGGGCACTGCCATCCTTTTGAAACATTTAACAGATTCATCGTCCTAACCTCCTATGGTTACTGGTCGATAAGCCCGACATCACGAGTTAATTACAGCAACGACAACCCACGCTTAGCCGCCATGCGTTTAACTGCGTCAATAGTCGCCTGCGAAATGCCGTCTTTGTGTAGTGCCTTTTCGATGGCCCGGACTTGTCGCATAAACAGTGCGTCTGATCCGCTCATCAAACACTCTTGATACTCGGAATACAGCGCGTGAAGTAAATTGCGATATGGTTTCATCCCTTGCACTCCTTCACTACGTCTCACCGTATGCCCGGTATCATGAGTTGTTTTTCTGGCTATATTGCTCAGCGATTTGTCGTATTGACCTTAGATCGGATTGTGCTAAAACACTGATAGTCAATTCCTCCATACGCTTGCATATCTGGACAATCAGTTGCATTGCCTCACGATGCCGTTTTAATTCCGATTCCAATTGGTCGATCTGTTCGTTCATCCCTCGCACTCCTTCACTACGCCTCACCGACTGGCGCTTGTCACGACATATCAAGTGTTGCGATTTCATCTGGTGTTAATTCGCGCAATTCTTCCAGATAATACCAACCACGTGTGCCTTTTTCGTAACCATAGGGGTGATCGGTCACATGTTCTATGTATGCAGTAGGTCGCCCGTGCCCGCTCCATTCCGGTTCAATTTTGAGAACACGAACTGGGCCGCCAGGTTGACTTAGGTTTGTCCAGTAAATGTGACCTATTTCAATGTTCATAGAACCTCACCTCTTCACTACGTCTCACCGGATGTCTCTGTAGTTACCCTACGTCGTTCCCGTCAGCGCCCACGCCAACACCAGCAGCACACACCAGACCGCCGCCACGAATAGCGCCACAGCAGCATACCAGTATTCACCGCGTAGTAGGTGGCGGACGGCAATGGCGATCATGAGCAGCGCGGGGATGCCGAGAAAAAGATTGGCTTGCCAGTTGGTCATGTGATTTCCCCTGTAAATTCGAGTTCCTCTTCTGAGGCCCACCAACCCCAGCCCGTGCCATCGAGCGGTTGACACCAGCAATTACGGCCATCGCCGCGCCGTCCTGGATAATCTGGAAAGTGGGCCAGAACAGCGACCTTTGCATGACTGCCCATAATTTCAGTGTCCCGCGCGATGCGTAATCCGGCGGGAATTTTGGGATTACCAAGTATATCCATGATCGCTTGCAAGAATACGGTCATATCAGCATCGTCACCATTCGTCACGCCTTCTTTAATCCATCCCTCAAAATCATAGGCAATGGCAAAATTCAACACGACCTGGTGCAATGCTTTATACTTTGCTTGCCAATCTTCATTCATGACTCATCCTCACTATTCGCCGCCAGCCAGCGTTCGGCGCGGGCGACGGGGCAATCGGGGGCGTGTGTTGTTTGCTTAATCGGGTGAACTTCATATCGGCAAAAACTACATTGTATCGGGTTTAGTTGGTTTTCCCAGCCATACCGGGCGGTCAAATCGACCATTATCTTCCGCGCCTCAGCCACCGCCAGCCGCAGCTTGACTAGTTCGTCCGCGTCGGTGCGTATGCCGCGTGGCAGCGGATCGATGGCATCGTGTAACAATCGTTTTTCGTTTTCGCTCATAGATTTCCTCTCATACGGGTATAGGACGCAAATCCCCCGCGCCACACCCTACTGTTGTTGGTATACGCATGTCAGTGAGTCGTACCTGTATCCAGATTGCACCGCTCATTAACCGATGGTGGGCTGCAATTGTACCACGCCCGTATTTGGTATACACAAACATGTCAATCGGGTAACATTCCGTGATGGTCTTGCAGCCCTGTACCGGCTTCAATTCTGATTTGGAACGATCTTGACCGTTGCCCCCACGCGCGGAATGTTGGTTTCGCCGTCGCGCATAGGCCGCACCTGGAATGATCCATCGAAGCGCCGGGTCTTTTGCTCGGCAACGTAATCCAGCCAGGGTTTGTTTCTGCTCCATGCGATAGGTGTATTGTTCCCGCGCTGTACCATTTCCAAAACGTAACGCTGTTCCATGTTCTATTCTCCTAGTCTTATACGTATGCGAACGCCGACGCCAGACGGGATGCTGTGGCGTGTTACGTCGGTGGCGCTGGTGATGACGGCGGGTGTTCATTCCGCTTGGGACTCCTTATGAATTTGATGCATCATAACTCGTTGGATTACGGAGATTGATACATTATATTTCTGAGCTATTTCCCGCAACGTTGCACCGTTTCTAATCTGTTCATAAACAGCGCGTTCTTGCACAGAAGAAAGTTTCCGTCGTGGGGCCTTATGAATGTGACCTTTCCAAATATTGCAGATCGTTGATGGATTAACACCATATTCCTTTGCCAAATCAGCCTGTATCTCGCCCCGGCGCACACGAAACCATATAGCGGCGGCTTGTTGTCTGGTCAATAACTGAAATCGTGGTTGGGTTCGTTCTATCATCCATTCCAAATTGCCAACATAGTAATGGTTGGAATTGCCATCAATGAAACCAACCTTTGCCGTTGGGTAAGGTGCTGGCTCCAAAAAAATAGAAGCCACCAAGCGGTGAATATAATGGGTTTTGGGGCGCTTGTTTCTGACAAGTGACACTGACCAAAATCCCCTATTTTGTATAGGCGTTAGTGAACGTGGCTGCTTGTAGTGTGTGGACAAAACGACTCCATCAGCATTGATAAAATACTGTGGATAATCGGGAATCTGCACAAACCCATCGGGTATCTTTGCCATCAGCTTTCCTGCGCTTTCTGCCACGCTTCCCACGCGGCGTTAATGGCGACTTCCGGGGTGTCAGTCATCGGGTTGCCCCTTTCCGTAACCGGCGTTGTGCCTGTTCACCAATCATCAGACTGAAATCAATAACCCGTTCCCGTGCGGCGTCGGGGTGCATGATGGCGGACTTGATGAGGCGGTTTCGCAATGCGTTGCCAGCGCGGATCATTGCAGCGTCGGCGGTGTCGAGTTTCAACTCTAGATGATCGGCCACGTCTTCATAATCCCAGTGGCTTTTCAGGTCGATGAACAGGGCGAAATGATTCGCCTTCAACCGCGTGACATCAAACCCGTATTCCCGTGCCACGTGCAGGCGATAGATGGCGCGTTCGTAATCATGGATTGATGACTCGTAGTCGCGGCCTTCCGGGTAGTCAAAAATGGTGGTTGTGTTCACAGTCGATCCTCCATCAATTCGTCGGCGCGGTCAAAGGCCAGTTCCAGTTGACGTGTACGCGGGGGCATGGCGGCCATATGCTCTAGCCACCATTTATGCTCTACTTCGTCTTGGCGACGGTAGAAATAGTCGGCTTGGCGCTCGGCGTCGGGCTGGAACCACATCTTATAGCGCTCATTCCATGCCCAATCTTCGCGCCGCCCGTTGTCATGGCTATCCTCAAAAAATGCGTTGATGTTCTCGATAACCCGCCGGGCATCGCGACGTAAATCGGTCACAGCGAATTTGATCGGTTGTGGTACATAGGCGTTTGCGATATTCCGCGCCAGATCAAGCACGCGCTCAGCTTGCCAGTACATTCGTGCCAGCCGTGCACTGGTGTACCGTGACAGACGGCAGGTGGGCGTCGGTAGCTGTTTGCGGAGCGCCTCGATTTGCGCCCACGCCGGATGATTGGCAAGCGCTGTATCGCGCTCATGCTGCGCGGCGTTGGCGTCGTGTTGATCTGCGTAAATGGTTGGATCGGTCATGTTATTCACTCTCCTGCTTCTCATGCCGTGTCCGGCGCCCATCTTTCCACTCCGGCCAGGCAATCGCCCGCGCCATGAAATGGTTGGCAATCAGACGCCGGATGAAAACCGACTTGTTGCCCGGCACTTCGCGGTGAAATATTTCGGACTGCTCATCAGTCAGTGCGATGGTGATTCGGGTGTTGGTTTTTTCGCTCGTGTCATCGGTCATGATTGGTTTGCCTCACTTGTCTCACTGCGGTGCGCCTGAAGATGGTTCCAGGTGTTAACGGCTTCGCGCAGTTCGCAGTGATGATATGCCCGGAATGCCTTCACAAAAGACAGGGTAGTCGTCGGGCCTCCTGTCCACCCATCTGGCAGTCGATTGCAAACCCAATCGGGGTTCGGCGCAGGCGAGTAGGGATCGGTTGTGGCTTCATCTTCTTCTGGCGTATCCATCTCCTCCAGATCGTCAGTCTCAACCCCGGCGCGGATCGCGGCGCAAACCGCTTTGAACTCACCGCCCGGAAGGTTTTCCAATTCGTAGGCCAGGGCGTTGAGTTTTTCCCACAGCGCAACGGTATCGCTGTGTTCCAGAACGCCGCCGAAGGGGCTAAACCTCGTACCGGCTCCAAGAATCTTCATACGTTGCTGTGGGTTTTTCAGGTTGCTTGCCAACTTGTGCCGATCCCGTTCGCGGCGCTCGGCCTTAATCTTCTTGTCGCGCTCAACCATCTCGGCGAACGCCTCCGCGCTGATCTCGCGCCGCGCTTTGGCAACCGCGCCCTGGTAATAGGACACAGAACCGTCCTGGTACGTCACCCGGAATATGCCCTCAGCATAGCGTCCCTGCTTGGCTTTGTGCATGTCCAGGCTGACAGGATCGTTATACGTCCCCTTGCGGTAGTCGTCGAATATATCCTCGCCGAGCCATTCATGAATGAAGGCTTCAAACGGTTCGTAGGGCGCTGGCGCATCAACTTTCGCGCCGCCGACATAGTAGGCGTATTGAGGGTCAACGGTCTGGGTATAGCGTCGCCTCTCGCTGATACGCAGGCTCACGCCGGAAAACTGCTTGCTGTACTTGATCGCCAGCCGTTCGGCTTTGCGGCGATCATAGTCAACGTATTTGACCTGTGTCCATTTGTCTGGCCCGTTTTGCACTTCGAAGCGATAATAACTCATCTCAATTCCTCCTAGCTCACTGCCAGCGCCAGCGCTTTGGCGGCGCGGTCTAACCGTTCGGTGGCGAAAAACCCGTCGTAGCTCATCAGTTGGTATACGATGTCGAGTGCGATTGTCACCAACACCCGGATCATGACTACCGCGCCGTCGCTTGCCATCACTGCGTAGCTGGTGATTTTGGCAACGCTGTTGTCATCGATGCTGCTGGCTTCACGGGTCATGGTTTCCAACAATTCGCTTGACATTTCGTAAACAGTTGTGGTACTCTGGTTGTGAAACATTTCAATCCTCTTTTTGCATCAACCCGGCTGCAACCGGGTTTTTGTTTGTTTGCTATGTTCCTATTATATGCGGATATGCGTTTTGTGTCAAGCAGAAAACCCCCTAATGATTGGGGGGCAATCCCGTTATCACAAGCTACAATCGTCGCCAGTACAATGTATCTGTTGCCACGTGATATCCGCAAGCGCATGTCCAGGTATACCCATTATTGTCCATATAGCCAAATTGAATGAGATCAATTTGCTCCGTATTCCCCAGTGCTGACGCAGGCATACTAGGCTCCAATGTCATGCCGCGTCGTATCCATCGATCATTGTTTGTCAAATGCCCCGCAATACGCCAGAATCGGGGCACAGGAATAGTTACCAATGCCTTCCATAGGCGTCGCGCATAAGCAGCACGATCTCGTGGGTTGCTCATGTCTTCCCATGACCAGGGGAACAACACACGCTTAAATCGTTGCCAACCACTGAGGGGTATTTCTTGTGTAGCAATGTTAAAGTCAACAGGCTCGCTAATGTAGACAGATCGTTGGTCAGTTAGTGATACACGAGTTTGGTCATTGATTTGAGGCCAGCGTTCTTGTAACCCCTTGTATATCTCGAATTGTGTATATCTATCAGTCGGCAATAGTGCCAAGATACTCTCATTCATGTTTTCCTCTTATGCTTACAGAATCACCATCCTCATACCCGCCGCCAGCCGCGCGACTGTAGGCTATGCCCGCACCACCTCGAAGCGGATGACCCATACGTCTGGATTGTCTTCCCATCGATGCGGCGGCTTGCTGTTGATGGAGTTCCAGAGGCCCTCGAAAACATAGGTTGCTGGCGCAATCGAACCATATCCCGCGCATTGAGAACAGGTGATTTTATCATGCTCCACCATATCGTATGTAACCCATCCGTACCCTCCACATGTAGGACATCTAAGTGGCTCACATCCCTCTGCAATCGCATCGGATCCACTGATTGCCTGCAACGGTTCCCGGCGTATCTCTGTGATGACATGGCGCAGTTCGCGCCAGCCGTCGGCAAGGCGCTGCGTCTTCCAGACACACCCCGGCATACCGATTGACTTGTCCCACAGCGCCAGTTCGTCACCGCGCCACATGGCGGCGGGTTTACCGCGTCCGGGCACGACGGCGTAATCGTTGCCCACGCGCCATTTGAGATTGCCACCATCAACTTTAACAGAGGTGATGGTTTTTAATTGCCCTATACACCCATAATCTATGCCATGATGAGCACATTCAATACTTCCCTCATCTGCCTGGATTGCTGGCTCACTAGGCTCATGTGCCAATCGGCAAAAACCATCGCCATGATAACAATGAACATATCGACCATCGGCGCTATCATGCCATTTCACGACACGTCGCGTCATCGTCTTACGACCAAGAAAAATGTCCCATACGTGTTTCTCTGTGTACTGCATGGTTATGACTCCTGATGGTTAACGATCTGAATTGTGATATGTGCCAATTTTTCGCGCACGTCAGCAGGCAACTGGTCATCGTCGCTATTGGCTAAAAACATGATAACTATCATGGACACATTCAATGCAGTAGATAGTTTACAAAGCGTCGAGATGGGTGCGTCCCGTTTGCCGCGTTCTAGTAGCGACAGGTAGCTAACGGATATTTTCGCCAGGATTGCCAGTTCCGTTTGACTATAGCCGCGCCATGTGCGACACAATTTGATGGCCTTACCTACACGTTTTTGGATGTCCATTGCTTGACTTCTTTCACTACACCACACCCCGGCGGCCCCAGCCCCCATAGACCGGACGCCGCCGGGCGGGTTGACGGGTTAGAATTGCACGTCATCTTCTACTTGAATGGGTGAATTGTATTTCGCCGTTGCCATCTCAAGCGCGGCGGCTTGCGACATATCCGATGATAACTCGCCCGATTCCAGCATGGCGTTGAGCGCATGGATAACGTGCTTGGTGATGGCCGCGCCTTTTTTGCCATCTGCGAAGTGCGGCCATTTCTTCATGATTGTGACCAGAGGCGTAAACCATTCTGGCGTTTTTGCAGCGTTACTGGTATCCTGGCGGCTTTTCGGTTGCTGCGCTTCAGGTTCGGGCGTCTGTGGCGGCGTGGGGGTATTTTCTGCGGGAGTCTCAGCAGCGGATTTACCTTGCGGCAATCCGTTATACCAATTCGCAAATTGTTTTTTGGCATCGACTTCACGCGCCCGTTGATCGTCCCATTGACCGCGCTCATAGCCTGCGGTATGGATCATGACGCTATCATAGAGATAATCACCCAATCCCCAGAGGCTAGCAACCCGGCGGAAAGTATCGGTCATTGCGCCTTTTTCAACATCGGCGTTGAAAACAGTAACTTGCTCTTTGTTGCCTTTTGGCCCGTCCCATCGTGTGGCCGGGTCTGATGCACCGTTGAATCCACGCTTCATGCCGCGAATAATCAACGTGGCCGAATAGGTGACGTGGGTATCAGTCTGGTGACGTTCGCCGGGTACAAACTCCCACTCACCGGGAAACAATTCGTCAAGGCGGCGCTGAATGGCGTTACGACTCAGGTAGACAAACCACCGGATTTTACCGTTGCTGGTGCGGTAGCCTTCTCGGATGTCGTGGGCTTCCAGGGGGAATGGTGCGTAAAGTTGCTGGATTTCTTCGCGTGTAAATTTGGGTGCTGGTTTAATTTCATTCATAGGTATCACAATTCCTTTCACCTTCGTCTGTTCCGGCTCTGGCGGGAAACCGGTTGTCGCCGGTTTCAGATTGCCGATGACCCGTGCATCGAGTTCGTCGGCTTCCCGTTTGCGTCGGTTAACTTGTCCTTGCTTCTGTGCCCACGTTCCGTTAGCCATTGTTCACCTCATTCGCCGTCGCTGGCGCTGTCGTCTGTGTGCTGCTTAAGCCACGCTAACGCGCGGGTGATGGGGCAAGTCGCATCATGTTTGATATTGTTATAGCTACCCGAACGGGTATAGCGCCCGCAATAACTGCACTTGGGCCATGCGGCATCTACATCTTTCCAATTCACGGGTCTCGTGAATATGATGAGAATTTCCCGCGCCGTCGCCAGTTCGTCTTGCAGCTTTTCGATTTCCACTAACGTATCACTAGCCATTGCTATCCTCCTGCTGTTTAAGCCACGTCCGTCGCGCATCGGCGACTAGGGCGGGCGGCATTCCGTTAAAATAACCCCGCGCCCGTCCTTCCAGTGGTTTGATCTCCATAACATCGAAACTCTCATGTATTGCTTCGATACACCACTCTGTACCTATGGCGGCTTGAGGATCGTCTGTGAGCGCCCTTTCACGGATAGCCTCAGTCATCACCACTTCCGCCCCCGCGAACAGATCAACGCCATGAACAGCGCTCAGGATCGCAAAGCGCAGGTCGGTGATTTGTTTTTGATAAAAGCGTTGATCGGAGCGTCGTAAGCCTACCTCGCCCTCCATGTATTCTATATCCTCAAGCGTTAGCATCAGTCTGCGTTCCGTTTCTTTCAGGTCGGCGCGTAGCTTGTCGATGTCAGTCATGGGGTTGATCGTTTCGGATGTAGGTATTCACAAGCCATTGAAAATATTGTAACCGATAAGCTACCGGTTTTGAGGCATTGGGAAAATAGACCATTTCACCCCAGGTACGAAGTGGGCGATTCAGTTTTGCCACCAGCGCGTGACGCTCATGCGTTGGCAGATCACGGATATAGGCGGCGAGATCTTCGGGTGGTGCTTGTTTGTTGGTCATCATTCATTTTCCCATAATGCCTGCTGTACCAGCAACAGCGCCAACACAGCGGTATAATATTGTCGGTGCGGATCATTGGCAGCCTTCTCATTAACCGCCGCCCGGAACTCGTCGATAGTGCCCCAGAAGCAGCCGGTTTTGATACGTAACCCGTCGTCGTGCCTGATGGCATAGAGCATGCGCCCTGATGAGCCGCCAGGGCCGATTTGCAATATGTTCTGGCCGTCGTGCAGATTGGCCCCGCGCAGATCGGCC